AACCGCGTGTATTTGCTGTAACAGCAACGCGATCGATTTGGAAGCCCATCTGTGCTAGGTTTGCTGATTCACCGAAGGCTGTTGAGAAGCCAGGACCAGTGTTATCAAGACCGAAGATTGATGAGTTAGCATTACCAGGATTGACAGATAGTGTTGACTGTGTGGTAGTAGCAGCATTACCTGAGTGACCTGTGTTTGCTTCGTTATAAAGAGCTTCGCCAGCACGTGCTGTAGCAGATGCGTATGTTGAACGCATTGCGAAGATCAAACCTGTTGGACCAGTCATTGGCTGAACGCCGCAGATGTCATAAGCCATTAGGTTTGGTAGTGCGCGACGGACCAATCCGATTAGAATTGGGTCGAAGCCCTTGATTGAGCCTTCACCACCAACTACTGGTGACGAACCGCCACCGATGTTGTTTGGTAGACCGCCACCAGCGACTGAACCAGCTTCCCAAAGATTTTGCATTGAGCGTGATTCTTCCATTAGGGCGCGTTCTTGGTTTTCTAGAACGAGTGCAGTAACTGCACGCTTGTATGGGTCAGTAATTTTTGGTAGATCGCCGTGATCTAGAACTGGAGCCCACTTTCTTGCATATGTTTCATTAAGATACATTTTTTATTTCTCCGTTAAGAAAGATGAGTTAATTAGGCTTTTGGAGCCGTTTTTGTAATTGCCTTAACATAATGTGCCATCATACCATGAACTTCAGCTACTTCTGACTCTTCAACAGCTGTTTCTTGAAGTGCCTTTACCTCACTCTTCACATTGGTTTTACTTGGGAAGTAGTTCTCGCGGATTGTTGCGAGCTTATTATCAAACTCACCTTCTGTGGTGAACTCCACGCCCTCTGCGAGCGATTTCATTTTCTCAATCTGCACTTCTGTTAGACCTTCGCAGATCTTACGAATTGCTTCGTTCTTCTTTGCAGCATTGAGTTGTTCTGTTAGGGAAGCGATTGTTGCGCTTGTTTCTTCTGTTGACTTGGCAACTGATTCTTCAAGTTCAGCAACGCGAGCAGCAAGTTCTTCTGCTACATCAACCTTCTCTTCAGGAATTTCGATGTAGTGCTCTGCGAATAGATTCTTGAGACCGCCGATGAAATCATCAACGAGTTCAGCACGAAGACCTGTTTCTACAGCAACCTTATTGTCTTCAACCCACTGTTCAACGACATAGTTTAGATATTCGTCGACTTGACCAGCGATCTCTTCCTTAAGAGCATCAACGGCTTCTGTAAGAACCTTATCGTTCTCAGCCATTACGTCTTCAAGGATAGAATCAACACGTGATTGAACAGCAGCTTCGAAGATTGTTGTTGCTTTTGTGCGGAACTCTTCAGAGAGTGATTCGCCATTGAATAGCGCATCGACATCTTCCTTCATGCTGCCCTTATGCTTGGCAAGCATTGACTTCTTCCAGGCTTCGTTTGCTTCTTCTTCGTCTTCTTCTTTATCATCTTCGTCGTCAGCCATTTCCATTTCTTTTTCATCTTCATCTTTATGCTTGGCTTCGACGACTGGTAGAGTCTCTTCTTCTTCAGAGTCTTCGAGAATAGTTTCTTCTTCCTCTGTTTCTTCTGTTTCTTCACCCAAACTTGGATTCATGTTACCAACTACTGGCTTTGCAAGACCCTTTGACTTAACGGTACCGAATTTCGTATCACCAGCGACAGATGACTTACCAGGCTTTGGTGCTTCTTTACCATCAGCAGCAGCCTTCTTACCAACGTCATCGCCTTCTGGCTTTTCGTTTGTTGAACCACCGAGATCGTCCATCTCGCCTGGTAGTTTTACAGCTGCGTCTTTATGAGCATTCATCGATGCTTTTAGAATTTCTGCAGCGGATTCTGATAATGTCTTACTCATTTGTTTTAACTCCTGAAGAAGTAATATTATTTATAAATTTTAAAGTTTTGACAAGAAGTTTTCAAAGATCTTCAATGAAACTTCGTCAATCTGTTTTTGCTTTGCTCTTTTAATCTGCTCATAATAGGCATTGACGTCGATTTCTTTCACTTTACCATTATCCCAAACCCACTCTTTGCCTTCCATAATACCTTGAACAAAAGCACCAGGTGCGGACGGATCCGCTACAATATCAGCCGCTGTGGCTAGATAATAGTCATCTTGAACCACGTTGACACCGTTTACTTCTTTGAGTGAACCCATGCCACGTGACGAGACACCGAGAGTTGCACCGCCTTCCATAAGGGACTTGGCGATCTTACCCATTGGTGTTTCAAGAATTTTTGCCTTACCGATCCACTGATTACCTTCCTGCTTTAAAGAGGTGATCAAGTGAGAGACTCGGTCTAGATTAATTGATGGTGAATCTGGATGACCCAATTCACCAAATGCGCGATTCTTAGTAACGTACTCTTCGTTATAACGACCAACTTCTTTAGCAAGAGTGTCAGTCTTGTACATACGACCATTACGATTCTTCATTTCTGCTACAAGAAATGGTCCTGTGATGTAAAGCGTTTTAACACCGTTCTTTTCTTCGGTGATAACTCTAACATCATTGATGTTTTCGGTAATTAATTTCATTAACGTATCCCCAATGCTTTTCTCTTCATGAGAGATCTTTTTCTTTTTATAAGTGCTCGAGCCATCTTTGCTTTGCGCTTTACTTTTGCTCTGCGCGCAGCCATCTTTCTGCGTAAACGCTCTTGTGGCTTCATACGAACTAGTTTACCACCACGAATCGTAAAACCTTTTACAGCAGAAAAGACTTTGCGACGCTGAACCTTGCCACCACGAACACGAGCGCGAATTAGTTTTTTACGACCAATTTTTTGAATATTGGCTTCAGCAATAATTTCTCTTACAATTTCTGAAATGATACTCATTTGTCACCAATTGTAAATTGAACTTTACTTAATGCAAAATGTGCTGCTTTCTCAAACCCCTTTGGGCTTGTAAGCATATCAGCAAATTTCTTTTTATTCTCATCGTTCAATGCGCCGTGAACCATATGAATGGCTTTTGCAGCGCCATGGCTAACTCTCAACTTTGATCCATCAGCAAACTTCATATGACTTGATGTTTGTTTTGGTAATTCTTCTTGAGCATATTTTGATACTTGATCAAGGCTTTCCATAACATGCTCAACTTCTTCGGTTTTTACGCCAGGAACTGTTGCATCAGTTGATGTGCCAGTTGGGCTATATGGAATTGTGAACGTTAATCCCATTCTAGAATTAACATACATTGCAACGCGACGACCATCTGGGAAAATACGAATGCCTGTTCTTTTTAATACAAGCATTGGTGGTGGATTTACTTCATCGCGCAATGTTGCTTCACAAATTTGTTCTTTGTCGATAATTTCGTATGAATTCATTAATGACTTTTTAGCCGTTGCAGCTGGTTTCAAAACTTGTAACTGACGACGAAAACGATTCATTGGAACATCTGATGAGAGAGCATCTGATGGAACTTGTGATGTTGCCGCAATATAATTTGTTCTTTCAGTTGGCGATAGTTTATTAATCACCTGACTAAATTGTGCTTTAGGATTTGCAGCAATTGCTTTTGTTACTTTTGCATGACCCGATGCAGCAGCACTCACATTGAGACCTTTAATTCCCAATGTTGTTTTTGCAGCGTTTAACTTTTGACGCAATTCAGCGTCTGAAGTATTACTCTGCGTTTGAGGTGACGCCTGCATCGACTTCTGATTCGGCGCTTCCGTCAATTTCTGTCTCAAGTCCTTCAATTTCATTTGTTTGTACTTCTGGTGTGAGTAGTGAAGACGCAATCTCAACTTTCTTTACTTCAAGTGCATCATTTACACGCGCTGAAATCGCAGCGTCAAAAGCATTCTTAAATGCTCCTGAATCTCCAACTAGTGCAGCATTAACTAAATCGATAGTGTTCATAAAAATCTCCAATTATTATTTAGTAATTTGAGCATTAAACGATTGGTTTAGATCATTTGCTGAAGGTGATACTGTTGGTTGTGCTGCGACATTATTCGCAGCTGGTTCAGCAAGATTTGAAGGGGGTGGTGTTGAGAGAGACATAGGCTCTTGTGGTTGAGCAGCCTCTTCTTCAGCCATCTCCTTCGCCATTCTTTCAATGCCTTCTTCATCAAATTGTAGAACATGTTTACGCACCCAACCCTTCGAGAAGTATACTCCAACGTATGGGTCGATTTGTGACATAAGTTGTAAACGTGCTGCCATTAACTCTGCTTCTTTGAGTTCCATAAAGTTGTTGTCTTTAAGGAAATCATAGTGAATCTTTTCTTTTAATTTTTGCCATTCGTCGACGGAGCAGATGCCTTTTAGAGCCAACTGTCTTTCCATCAACTCATCGAACAATAAACTAAATTTGGTACGAAGTTTATTAATAAACTTACTGAACTTAATTTCATCGCGTGTAATTTCTGTTGAACGACCTAAACTAAACCCTTGGTTTTGTTCTAAGCGAGAAACAGGAACATTTAGTGATCGGTAGAGCTTCTTTTCGAAATACTGAACGTCAGCCAACTCACCTAGATTTTGTCCTGCTGGTAGAGTTGTAATTTCTGTTGACTTACCTTCACCACGACGTGGGATCCAGAAGTCTTCCATCATTGACATAAACTTGCGGTCGTCTTTAACTTCGCCAGTGGCTGAATCATAGACAACCTTATTGCGGAACTTTGTCATAATGTCGCGCAAGTATTGCTCTGATTTAATCTTAGGCATGTTACCAACGTCGATGTAGAACACACGACGTTCTGGTGCACGCGATAGACGATAGATAACTACCGCATCTTCAACCATGCGTAATTGATTGAGTGGCTTGATGGCTTTGTGAAGGTATGAGAGAACTAACATTCTCTTAGCATCCATCAGACCAGAGTTAACATTAACAATCGCATCAACGGCAATTCTTACACCACCATCAACTGTTGATGGCATACCCATTGTCGATGTTGACACCATGTTCTGTTGACCCTGAAGCGTTGCTCTTTCGTTGAAGACGTAAAATTCTTGTACGCCCTGAACAACATCAACACCAGTTCTAGGATCTTTTTTCTTTACAACGTGTCTAACTTTCTTGATTTTTCTTGGATCGATATAAACCAATTCTTGAATACCAAGACGTGGCTGTTTCTCATCGATCAAAACTTGGTAAAATAATCTTCCGTCGATATACCATTGACGGAATAGATCAGAACCAAAATTAGAGAAGTCTAACATACGAAGAACGTTATCAAATTCTTCGCGAATCATGTCTTTGATTTTATCTGGCTGCTCTAAGTCGTCTAGTAGAATTGTAACTGACTTGCCAGTAACGTCATGAACAACAGCTTCATTTACGATATCATCAATCGCTGATTCGAGTTCAGGCTGCATTGCCATCTCTCGATAACGAGTGATAAGATCATTTTCATTTTTAAAACTTGCTTCAAGATCTAGATAAGTTCCAAAGTAACCACCAGCAGTGACGGTGATCGCACCATCATCGCTTACAGGTGTAGAAACCTGAGGCTGAAGTTGTACTTCAGGCTTTTTTCGAAGGATCTCGAAACCGAAAAGATTTATAGCCATGTGTGCTCCATCATATAGAATGGGGAGAGAGTTGCCCCTCTCCCCTTATTCAAATTAAGCGAGTAGACCGCCAAGAACACCAGTTCTAGCCACGTTTTGATCTTGCGTAGTCCAGTACTGATATTGGAAGGTAACTGAGAATTCTTCGATTGCATCGTTTGAACCCCAGTCTAGGTCGATTGCAGCGATATCGATTGGGAACATACCGACGAACTTATACTTCTTGATTGGTGACCCACCAGCCTTTGAGTATTGGAACACTTCAGCATCAGCAGCATATTGCTGTGTCGTGAGTGCAGCACGTAAGTTTGTTACGTTATCGTTGATTCCACGGACCCATGATTCCATTGCATTACGGATAATAAAGTCTTCATCGTTAATTACTGTTACTGTCCAGTCAGCAAACGTGCGATTGCCAGCAACTTTAACTTCGCGACCGAAGTAGTTTACTGGTACGCTACCGAGTGTTGAGCCAGGAAGCTGAGCAGTTTTAACCATGAATGTAGACTTTAATTGTGCCGTTGAACGACCAGTTACATAACTTGGGAAATTGAGTCGCACTTCAAATAGATTAGGACGTGCGCCATCTCCACTTAACTGTGTACGAAATTGATTTACATTGAATGGCATTGATTATCTCCTGAGCCTATACTCTATTTATTAGAAGCGACCAACGATTTCGTCAAAGGCAACACCAGTACGGACAGCCACGAAGTTCAACTGGATAAAGTTGATTGACTTGGCTGGCTTGATATAGATGTCACCGATGAACTCGTTGCGGTCAATAACTTCTGGAGTATTGTTTGTTTCGTCGCAAACAACACGGAAGTCGTAGATACCGCGACGACCCTGTACCAATCTTAGGAATGGTTCAACTAGGTTCACAAACTGCGCTCTTGTAAATTCATCGTTGAACTCGAAGAGGCTTGCGCGTGCAGCACGAGCAATTGCCTTCTCAAGAACAATGAATAGACGACGAACATTGATACGATCGAATGCGCTTGGTTTTGATAGAAGAGTCTTATCACCAAAGAGAACAGTGCCTTCTCCTGGGAACGAGACGATTGGATTTACACCAGCCTTATAGAGCGTATCGCGCTGTGCTTGGTTTGGATTGAATGCTAGTTTGATTACATTCTTCAACTGACCGCGATTGAATCCAGCAGGTGAGAACCATGGATCGCGATCTTGGTCGGTACGAGCACAGAGACCAGCAACGTCACCGTTACCTGGAATCCAACGATATAGATCGTTATACTTGTCGTATTGATACTTCCATGCGCTATCCATTACAGCATATGACGTTGAAGTCAAGCTGTTACGATGGTTTACGATAGAAGAAACTGGATCAGCTGCTTGGACGTTTGCAAGTAGTGGTGATACGAACGCTACGCAGTCTTCACGACCTACAGCAAGAGAGATTACGTTTGCAGCCAATACTGCGCTTGCGTTAGCCGTCATTACGAGGCTAATATCAACGTTATCCGTTGAAGCAAACTGAGCATATGCTGTTTGAACGTTGCCATCAGTTGGCACCGCATCAGTACCACGAACGAAGCTGACACCATCTAGGTTTTCACCTGCGAAGGCATGTGTCGCATTAGCAGCAACACCCCATGTGGAGTTGTTTGGTCCCATTGCATAGACGTAACGTGAATTGACGTATAGAACATCGCGGTAGTAGAGTGATTCGCCGCTTTCGCCCTTGGCATTGGTTGCCTTAGATACGTTTGCGAAACGCTCAATGACCGTGTTTGGTGTTCCTGAGAACAATCCATCTTCATCGACGATTGCGATGTGCATTTCGTCGTTAGCGTCTGACTTATGATTTGCAGCAACAAAGGTTGAAGTTCCTGGGGCAGCATCGAAGTATGGAGCGTATGCCCAAGAAGAGAATGCTGTCGCGTTTGCATTTGCGCAAACTGCAACCTTCAATGAGTTACCAAGCGAACCTGGATAACGAGCAGCGAATAGGATGTTTGAATTTGCTGCCGTGAAGAAAGAGGTGAAGTAATGATCTTCGCTCTTAACCTTTACGTTTGCAGCAAAGGAACCTGAAGCAACGTTTAGCGCAAGAGCAGAATTAAGTGTTTCAGCGTCAGAGCGAGAAACAAATAGACTGTTGCTATATGCTAGGAAGTTTGCAGCGGTGAAGAACGTAAGAGCTGTCGTTGAATCTGGTTTGCCATATAGTTCAACGAGTTGATCCTCTGAACCAACCTGTCTTAGAAGGTCGATTGGACCCCACTGAAACGCGCCAGCGACCGCGCCAGTGGATGTAGAAACTGATGGGACAACTGTTGTTGCGTCAATTTCGGAAACATTCACGCCTGGAGATACTTGAAAAGCCATGTTTTTGCTCCTGTTTTGGAGATAAAGAAACTTACCAGTTATTTAGTGTTTTGTAGTTTTTAACGCTCGACGGGAGCCCAAACGGCACCATCTTCGACAAATGCATTCGATTTATTGTCGACATCGATGTGTCCAGCTAAAATAAGATCTCCGATTGACTCTTCTTCAATCATTTTTAGCTGCTCAGCGTTTAATTTTTGACGGATATTAACATCAGTCATATCCGAGAAAAATCTTTGATTCGTTAGCCATGCAAATAAAACCAAACACATTACAAGGTCGTCATGGCTACCTTCTTCGGCTTCATAACTTACACCGTTCGAGACGAAGGTCGAGAGTTCAGAGATAATATCGTAATCTGTAATAATTAATTGTTGGCGTTCGATTAGGTTTTTGAGGATAGAACAACCGAGCCTTTTAACCGATTTAGTCGTTTTAACTCCTCGACCGCTCTTTTGACCAAAACCAAAATTGACCAATAGTTTCTTATTTAGTTTTGACTTGCCGTGCTCAACTGTTGAAAGGATGTTCTCATATTCATAATCGTCAAACAAAATATCTACAATCTGTTGTCCATTATCGTTCGTTTCGACCAACTGATAAGCATTATTATAATATGTGCCCACTTGTTTTAAAATTGCAGGATAGACTAACGGACTGATTTCATTATCCTTATAAGTGGCGACAACTTTATATGGGAGAGCAGTCGCGTCGATTACAGTAAATGCCGAGTAGTCTAAACCTTTTCCTCGGGAGGTATCTACGACCATAAAATAAAGATGATCTGGTTTTGCCTCGTCATATACTTTAAAATTTTCAATTCCTGTATTTGCAATCGGTTTTGCAAGTGACAATGCGCGCAGAGCAACCGCACTAATCAATGTTCCCGATGAACCCAGGAACTCGCATTCCATTTCCTGCATGAACTTTTGTTCGCCAAGAACACGGAACTGTTCGTCAGCCCACTTCTGATCGCGCCCAGGAACTTCACGCCAATTCGCTGAGATGTGAGTAAATCCGTTATTATCCTCAACCGCATCGTTCCACATTTTGTAAAAATGGTTCATGCCGTTTGGCGTAGAGGAAATTAGAATCTTGGATTCAGTACCAGAAGAAATGGTTGGATAAACCGAAGTGAAGAATTCATCAGCAATATTCGTCGGAACGAATGCAAATTCGTCAAGATAAAGTAGCGAAATAGAGAAACCACGAATGGCACTAGAAGCAGTAGAATTTGCTAGAATGCGGCATCCGTTTTCTAATTCAATGTCACCCTTGTTCCAAGTCTTTACACCTTGTTGAATCCAATGCGGTAGTGCTTCATATGCAAGTTTAATGCGGCTAAGAATTTCACGAGCTGTGGCTGCTTTGTTAGCAAGAATCGCAACCGACTTGTCTGTATTGAATAACACATACCAAAGAATATAGCCGACAACCATCGTGGTCTTACCGACCTGACGACCTGCTTTTACAATGATGCGACGATTTTTATTAAACTTCTCGATAGCATCTTTTTGGAATGGATAAAGGTTGATCTGCACGAAACCTTTATCAAGCATAACGACCTTGACATAGTTTTCAATAAAGTATACTGGATCTTCTGCGCACTTGACATACTCACGGACTTGATCTTCCGTGAGCTGCATCGGCATATTAACGCGCTTGAGGCGCGGATTACCAAGATAATTCTTGATTTTATTTGGCAGATTCATTCTTTATTTGTTTCAAAAGATCGGTAGTGCTACCAACGAACACTGCCTTATCTACATTGATATTAGTTGTCTTTGCTTCAGCAGCCTGTGGGTTTAATTCTTTTTGTTGCTTCTGGAGGATCATCAACTTCTCTGTAACATCAGAGAGATTCTTAATCATATTTGCTGCTACTTCATATGCTCTTGGGTGCTGCGATTCTTTTGCCACTTCAAGAATGCCATCCAAAGCCTCATTACCCTTTTCGATAAGGTTGTAATAATTAGCACGAGAATAGTCAGCGTCAGGATTATCAGCTGATCTGTCTGGCTCATGAATAGTAACACTTTTATTTTCCTCTCTTACCACAGGAACATAATCAGTGTTTAAAATTTCTGCAAGATTTTTATCTGTATCACTCATGTTATATTCGGAAACTCAGTTTTTTCTTCATCGAATCCAAACGCAGTATTTGGGTTTGCTGTATTTGGATTTGGTGTAATGACCAACTTAGATAGTTGTAAATCATTGGATCCGAAACTTGCGATATTATATGATGCATTTGAAATAGCACCAGTTAAATATTTGCCTGTTTTCAAGATTCCGTTTACATCACTCACAATAAGAACATTGCCTGTTGGGTTCCAAGAGGCAACAAAAGCAGTTGAGTTCGCAGAACTTAATTCGCGACCCTCATACACCAACTCACCAGTTTGGAACGTTCCCAAACCACCTGTATTTGCGAAGTAAATGACTCTTTCGTTTCCAGCAGTTAGTGCGCTGTTAAATGTATTGGCAGTAACCTTGCGAATAATATCGCGAGATACAATTGGACCATACATATAACCTTTTGCAGTGAAAGTCAATGACCATGTAATCATTCGAATTGGATCAGAGCCACCAACATCTTCAACGTTTTGATTCACGTCTTGTAGAATAAATGGAATATCAGTTTTTTGATCAGTTAATCCAAGAAAATCAATTGTCATTGTATAGTCTGGATTAAAGTATGGAAGAATTTGTTCTACAATTTGTGTCCCATCTTCAACATTTCTAACATAGATTGTGAGCGTAAACTCAAAATTATATGGCGTAGTTCTAAGAGATTTTACTGTTGTTCCAGACTCAGCAGAAAAACTTTCTGAAAATAGATTTCTTTTTCTTAATGGATCATACGTTATATTAGTAAGTTCAAAACTCATTCGTGGAAGAGTCATTTGAACTTCTTTGGTCAATTCAGGATCTTGTGTAATGCGTTGATAAAACTTTTCTTTCTGCGCATACTGCAGCGGCACAGTAATACGCTCAATTTCAACTGTACCTGCTTTATTATAGCGCACAAGTCGAATGTCATTGAATAGCGTACCAAAGGCAACGACCATTTTTCGAATAATTCTATGATAAAAATGTGATTGCGAAAACATTATGGCTCACCGAATGGATTGGCTTCACTGAAATCAACAATATTGTCAGCTTCAGTTTCAATGCGATAATTGTCTTGCATATCCTCGTTGTTTGCATTTCTTAGCGTATCAGGTGCAGCTGCAAGAGTATATTGAGCACCGCTTGAGTTACCAATAATGGCTGCATTAGCAGAGAATGCACCACGAATATTTCTTAGTTTCAATGTAAGGGTTGGTTTATCCCAATCAGCAACAACACCACGAGCGGTTGAAGCCGCAAGAGATGCACCCTGATAAACCCACTCGAGTGGAGTAAATGTTCCAGTCCCACCACTTTGCATTGTGTAATTAATTGCAATAGCCTGTACATCGCTAATTCTATCAATAATATCATATCCAGTATTGATGTACTCACCATTATACTTAAATGCTTCAACTGTTAGTCCATACATATATGGATTTTTTGAATCTCTACCTAATTGGAAAAAGTTCTTTTCTTCTTCAACAAACTTAATTTCCATTAATTTGTATTGAATTGGTAGGTAGATTAGGTCGCCTTCTTTTGGTACATTGCTGGTAACTTTAGATGCAGATGTAACATACTTCTCAAAAGTTCTTCTTGCCATGCAAAGTCTAGCAGTTTCTTGAATTTCAAGACCAAACTTACCAAAGAACTCTTTATTGCCTTCATAATCTTGAAAAGACTCAAGATACATCTCTAGTTTAAATGCTTGTGTAAATGATTTAACTGGATCGTCACCGAACAGTTCATCGATTGATGATTGTGAATCGCGCGGAATATAGTATACATCTATACCATGATTCTTGATTGATTCAATGATCAAATCTTCGAGCAATAACTGCTCTGTACGAGCATTTTGATTATTGAAATATACTGACGTTGCCATCTTATCCTACCAAAAATCCTGGTGGCTCTTCATAAACGTCTCTTAGATCAATTTCTAGTTTTTCGATAGCAATAGATGCTTCATCGTAAATAGTTTGACCATTAATCACAAGACCGCCTGGAAGAACATAGTTTCCATATTTCTTGAGGTTTGTTCCCCATTGCTGCTTGAACAACTCGGTCGTATATCTCTTAAGCCAAGTATCGTTGAACACCTTACCATAAGTTTCTGGATCTACGATACGATTTGCAAGGAAGCACATATAATTCCCAGCTACAAATTTTCCAGCCCAATCGGTTTTTACATGAACGCGATTTGTCTTTTTGTTATAGGTGTAAGGAGACTCGCCTGTAATAATCATGTCGAGCATTGCTAAATGCTCTCTTGCAATCACATAGTAAGTATATGATGATGCAGTTAGATTGTAAAAATCGTTGAGGCGAAGCTGATAGTTAATATCGAACATATTAAAACCAGCAGAGGATGTCGATGCGACAGAGACGCCAGTATATGGAAAAACTCTGCTCACGCCGATGATTGAATCTGCGAGTTGCACATATTTGTTTAGAATATCCGCGCTCGTAATCTTGTGAGCAAGATAAACTGTTTCAGTTCCATCGTAGTGGAACTCTCTGAATTTTTGCAATCCTTCGTCGATACGATCTTCAAGCTGATCATCATCGATATTAATGTCGACTACAGGAAATCCGAGTTTTCGGAGGCAGTAATCTTTTAATTCTGTGCGAGAATATGGTGACGCCATTGAGATAGAACCTCTCTAATTATTGTATATTTAGTTCTCGATTAACTTCCCATTTCGAGAACTATAAACCTGATTCGGGTCCATATGTGCAAACTGTTCCCAATTCGGTTCTCCCTCTAAAATTCTTTTGCCAGTCGACTCTTCACCAATGTGTTCGATTAGATTTTCTCCATTCGGACCTTTTAGTTGGGCAGAAAACATCTGGTGAAAATGATCTAGGTACACCATGATCATCCCTTCGTTGATATTAAATCCCCAATATTCTTGAAAAGGATATTCGGTTATACTTTTTCGATATAAACTGAAAATAATCGGGAATGTTTTAGTGTTCTTTCCATAATAAAAATTACCGAAAGGGAGATCTCCAGTCTCAATTTTACATGGTTCTTCATGGAAATACCATGCCTGACGCTGTAGAACGACTGAAGCCATTTTGTCATTTGACTCTAATACTTTGATCAGATCATCGATGTGTATTTTTCGAGTGAGGACCACATCATCTTCTTGGTGTAAGACATAGTCATAGTCTTGCGTCTTAAGCCAATTGAAGAAATTAGACCATGTGACGGATAAACCTAGATTCTCTTTGTTCAACCACAAAAGCGTTTTATGAGTTTTAGCAAACAGATCAAAGATGAAATCGTTTCTAGTTCTCGGATAATCGTCAACAATAAGTCTTGTGACCTCATGATTCCCATAATCGAGATTCTTTAGAGAATCTAGAGTTTTCGTCAGATATTGAAGACGATTACAAGAAAATATAACGTGCAGGACTTTCATTAATATTCTGTGTTAAAGAAGAATGTTTGGAAAAGTCTACCGTTCGACATATTATTTCCGAAGTAATCTACAGATGCATGGTATAAATTTCCACGATACATCACAATTCGATTATATTTGTTTGCCACATAATCGACTAAATCCCACTTTGTATAATCGTATCCATCTAGATGCGGACTACTGTTATCAGTTCTACAATACTCACCTGTTTCTTTGTATCGATATAATGCAGTTCCTGCTGAGAGAGGAGCATTCGGTGTTAGATAACAAACCGCTGCCCATGTATTGTAACTGTCTGCGTGAATCCAAGTTCTATCTTGAGCAGTGCAAATTTGAAACGCTCCAGTATAACCAGAATGTTCGAGCCAATCTGTAACTCTACCGCCAGCGTTTAACACGATCGATTGAATCGCCGACTTTAAATCGTCTGGCAAATAAGGTTTTGTTCGAAGTCCAGGATAATTGCCTGCTACTTCAAACTGCTGAGATAACGCATAATTTCGCACAGCATCTGGATTTTGATAGAAGTCATCAGTGATGATTAAATTTGTCTTCATAATTGCCTCAATAATACATAAATCTTGCAGAAGTTCCATCCCATCCGCAAACTTTCCAATCCGTTTCGATTATATCTTTTTCATATGGTCGCGTTAGATAATATGAAAGCGTTTCAATATCGTAATGCTGCATTGGCGATTGATTCAGTAAATGAACTGTTGCCTCATTTATATCTATCATTTTATGTAACTGAGATGCTCCAAACGCAAATAAAACGGTGCAGTACTGGTGCAGTCGATCATTGTTTTGGTCTTGGCGACGATCAATAAAATGATAGTTCCAGGTTGGATTCCATGGAAAGTTTAACGGCTTCTTGAAAAACATTTTATCTAAATTTTGCTCAGTAAACAAAGAATCGTTAAAATCAAAATAGAAGTATCTTCCACATCCTTTGATTACATAATCATACGTTGCGATCTCTTTCTTATATTGCTTGTAATACGAATTCAACAATAAACACTCACACAGACTTTTATTAGGATGTGAGTTAACAATTTCAAATGCATTTCCATCTAGTTCTTTTAGTGGAATAAACTCAACATTTGGAAAGTACGAAAGAAAAAATTGGTATTCTTTATACTCCTCAGAGGAATCTACAATTACAATTTTAGATTCTGGGAATGAATTTCGAATTGAATTGACTGTAAAAATTGTTTGACGAAATCTTTCTTCATCTGAGAAAACTGTACGCACTTTACTATAAGTCAGAGGTGCGTGTTTTCTAGTTTGAATTGATGATCCAACTACAAAAAGATTATTCATAGAAACTATTCTTTATAACCTTGTCCAAATATTGCTTGTGCTTATAGTGGATCTCTTCATCAGAGAAATTAAGTCCCCACTCTCTACAATTAAACGGATCAATCTTATCAATCGCTTCAATTGCAGTTAATAGTGATTTGAAATCACGAACTCTAAATCCAGTATTACCCTCAAGAACAATCTCTGGAAATGCTCCCCAATCGGTTGTAATGACTGGTGTTCCAGATAGATTTGCCTCAATGATCATGTTGCCAAATGGCTCAACATAATATGTTAAACCAAGTAATGCTTTGGCGTTTTTCATGAGTTCTTTACGCTGCGCAGCGTTTGCAACACCAAACATCTCAACATGGTCTGGTGTTTTGTTATATCCTAATGCTTGCAGTGATCCAGGACCAGCAACAATAAGTTTCTTGCTTATTTTTTCTGTGGCTTGAATTGCAAGATGAATACCCTTTTCTTCACAAACACGACCAAAGAATAAAAAGTAATCTTGTTTCTTTTCGTTATATTCAAATTCACTGATTGTAAATGGATTACCGATTACTGCATCGCTCCATGATGGAGTCATAAGCATTCCGCGTTCACCATAAAAGTAATGCATATTAGCATACGAAGTGAATACGCGATATGGCGCAAAAACTCCATTTGCGCGATAACCAATTGAAGGCTCAACAACTTTGCATGTTGGATTCATCTCACAAGCAATTCGATTCTCAACTCCAAAGAAACAAACGATTATATCGTTATCGCTTGCTCGCTTGCGAATCTCCTGCCCAGCAAGTTCATTAAATCCTTTGATGTCAGTTGGTTCTGTTGGAATGTCAACATGTTCGCAGTCGACTTGTGCACCAGGAATTCCATAATGAATCATATGGAAATGTGGCGAAAGATGCTTGATATATTTGTATGCGTGGACCGCGAATGGGTCGACGCGATTCATCAGCCCTGTAGGATTTCTTGGGTTTACCAGTACATGAATTCTCATAACAAACTCAAAAAGTTAAATTATCTAGCGTCCTTAATCGTCAATGTACCCCAATATGTAGTACCGCCATCATAAGTGATAAACGTCCACAAGTCGCGAGCATTTGCTGTTGTGGTTGCAGGAGGCGCAGTTCCACCAGCCCAATATATTGTATTAGACCAAGAAGGAGTATATCCACCAGTTGCATTCTGAATAATTAGAAGGGATATCAATTGTCCAGTTCCAGAATCTGGCGCATTAGTAAACGTGATTGCTGCAGATGCAGTCAATACCAAACGGAAGTAGTTTGATACAGATAGATCGCAAGTATTCGCACCATTCACATTCGTGTTTGCTTGAATGAAATCTTTTGCAGACTTGATTGTGAGGTTAGTTCCAATTGCTGTTGTGTTTGCATTAAACTCAATATTGGCTTGAGTAGATCCATTAGCAGTTGCAGAAACATTTACTGTTGCAGTATTGTTAAAGTTTAGATTACTCTTAGCAAGAATTGAACCGCCATTAGCATAAACCCAAACTGTGTTCGCAGCAGAGTTGGCTTGACTATATGCTCCATTAGCCTGAGCATATGCACCATTGGCTTGGGCATATGCACCATTAGCAGTATCTCTTGCGGTATTTGCCTGGCTATAACCAGCATTTGCTTGACCATAGGCATCATTCGCGGTTGTTCGAGCAGTATTGGCTTGTCCGTATGCATCATTTGCAGTTGTGTGAGCGGTATTCGCTTGACCATAAGCGTCGTTTGCGGTGGTTCTTGCGGTATTTGCTTGGCTGTATGCTGCGTTCGCTTGTCCATATGCAGCATTGGCTTGAGCATATACAACAGTGCCAGGAGGTTCAATGACAATGTTACCAACCATTCCAGCATGCACTGTACACTGGTACACATATGTGTTACCTAGAAGTTCATAAGGAACTTTCCAATATAATTTACCACTCACTTTACCTTGTGCGTTAGATCCAGTACTGACAGTGCCGTCTGTTGCAACGTGCGTCAGTCCTGTATTATAATTTGCTCCACCATTTGAAACACGGATTACAAATGGGTGTCCTGCATTATTTAAATTAAATGCAATAGTTTCGCCAGCGCGGATATAAATTGCAGGGTCGTCTACTGTACCATATTGATCAAATCGATATGCTGATGCGCCGTTATTCGTCACTGCCAATTCAGTTACAGCTGGCTGATAGTCTGAATTTGCTTGAGCATATGCGCTATTTGCAGTATCTCGTGCAGTATTTGCTTGACTGTAAGCGGCATTTGCTTGCCCATATGCATTTAGTGCATTTGTTCCAGCTGTGTTAGCAGCACCATATGCGCTGTTAGCAGTATCTCTGGCGGTATTTGCCTGATCTCGAGCTGTATTTGCTTGCGTATAAGCATCGTTGGCTTGCCCATATGCATTTAGTGCATTGGTGTTGGCTGTATTGGCAGCACCGTAAGCATCATTCGCAGTTGTGCGAGCCGTGTTTGCTTGAGAATATGCATCATTGGCTTGACCGTATGCCGTATTTGCTTGATTTCTGGCAGCATTTGCTTGAGCATAAGCATTTAATGCGCTACCAGATCCTGTATTTGCCGCAGCATATGCATCATTAGCGGTAGTGCGTGCAGTATTGGCTTGATCACGAGCAGCATTAGCCTGACCATAAGCGGTATTGGCTTGATCGTATACAATAACTAAATTTGCTTGAGTTGCAACTGAATTGCCGAGCAACAAAACACTATTCGCATTTAGAATTCCAAGTCTAACATTGCCAACTCTAAAATTATTATTTGCAATATCAATGACATTATTTGTTGGTTCAGTTTCATAATTGTCAAAGACATAAAATTGATTTTCTGTCGCTTTTCTAAAGAAGCCTACATGAGTAGTCACGGCATCGCGCGTGATGTGTCCAACAAAACCAATATCCTCTGCGTCACCAGCACTATTTGCTGACAACATAATTATAGAGTCATTAACTGACAAGCTGCTGACATTGATCGTCGTTGCATTACCTTGAATAACAAGATTACCAGAAATTGTCAAGTCTCCGCTGATAGATCCACCAGAAGTCGACAATTTAGTGTTTGCTGCACCGTAAGCATCATTTGCTGTTGCTCGAGCAGTATTGGCTTGGTCGCGTGCACTATTTGCCTGACCGTAAGCGTCATTAGCAGTTCCACGAGCAGTATTGGCTTGCGCATAAGCATTTAGTGCATTAGTGTTAGCAGTGTTGGCACCAGAATATGCATCGTTAGCAGTGTTTCTTGCAGTATTTGCTTGAGCATAAGCATTTAGTGCATTAGTGTTTGCTGTATTCGCAGCACCATATGCTGCTTGAACAGTAGCAGCTGAAGAATCACCGATAGTGATAAACTCAACATTAGCATTTGCGCCATCAGCACTTACTGCTACTTGAATCGTTGTAGTGTTAGCAAAATTAATCTTTTGAGTAGTTTTTGCAGAGGCGTTATTTGCATAGACTGTAACTTGTGCATTATTTGCGGCGTTGTATGCAGAATTTGCTTGACCATATGCATTTAGTGCATTTGTCCCAGCAGTATTGGCAGCACCGTAAGCGTCATTCGCGGTCGTGCGAGCAGTGTTTGCTTGGCTATAAGCATCGTTAGCAGTTCCACGAGCAGTATTTGCTTGACTATAAGAACCATTAGCAGTATCACGTGCGGTATTGGCTTGTCCGTATGCGTCGTTAGCAGTTCCACGAGCAGTATTTGCTTGAGCATATGCATCGTTAGAGGTGCTTCCTCCAGATTGTGCAAGCGTAACTAGGTTTACACCATTTGTTAACACAACTGAGGTGACATTTATGGTAGTAGCGTTAACTGTCGCAATCGATGCAGCAGCATCAATTGTTACGTTACCATAAATTCGTGAGCCGTCTTTTAATTTTGCCATTTTTTATTTCTCTAGAAATATTTTATATTTATTTGATGCGTAGCACATCAAATTTAGTTTAAAGTATAATCATCAATATAATTGGCGACCTGAATCAATCCATTTGCATGAATTCTTTTCGCAAGTCCGCCACTAATTGGACTAATAGTCACTTCATCAAATTCCGCAGCAAAATATGATGTGTCATTTGCTGAGACAGCCGACCCAGTTACTTCATCTAACTCACCCTTTACTAAAAGGATTCCTGTGTTATCAAGTTTTTCTGTAATTGCCATATTATAAGAATACCGTATCTAATGTTCCAGTTCCTGTATTATAGTATACAACAACCTTTACAACCCCAGTCGTATTTGCATATGCAACATTATTTGCAGCAACAATCGTATTTGATGTGAGAGTGCTTGTTGTTTTTGCAAATGTTAAGTTCGAGCTTGCTCCAACATTACCGCCATCATTGAATATGACTTGCGTATCAGATCCAGCAACAGGACCAGTTGGACCCTGTGGACCAGTAACACCCTGCGGACCTTGAGGACCCTGTGGACCTGTTGCACCTTGCGGTCCTTGTGGACCCTGTGGACCTTGAGGACCGACTTCGCCAGTTGAACCGATTGGTCCTTGTGGTCCTTGTGGACCAGTCACACCTTGTGGACCTTGTGGTCCTTGCGGTCCAGTCACACCTTGTGGTCCTTGTGGTCCTTGAGGACCTGTATCACCAGTGACGCCCTGAGGACCTTGAGGACCTTGAGGACCAGTCACTGAGTTTCCTTGAGGACCTTGCGGTCCTTGTGGACCTTGAGGACCTTGAGGACCGACTTCGCCTTGAAGACCTTGTGGTCCCTGTGGACCTTGCGGACCAGTGTTACCAACCACGCCTTGTGGTCCTTGAGGACCAGTTGCGCCTTGTGGACCCTGAGGACCAGTATCGCCTGTGTCGCCCTGTGGACCTTGTGGACCTGTATTGCCTTGCGGACCTTGTGGTCCTAGATCACCTTGCGGTCCTTGTGGTCCTGTTGAACCAGCAGCACCTTGTGGACCTTGCGGACCTTGTGGACCAGTGATTGAATTTCCTTGTGGACCTTGAGGACCTTGTGGACCAGTATCACCAGTTACACCCTGCGGACCTTGCGGACCCTGTGGTCCAGTGTTTCCGTTTGTTCCATTTGTTCCTGCTGGACCCTGTGGTCCTTGAGGACCAGTGCTACCTTGAGCACCTTGTGGTCCTTGCGGTCCTTGTGGACCAGTATCGCCTTGAGGACCTTGTGGACCAGTGCTACCTTGAACACCTTGTGGACCCTGAGGACCTTGAGGACCAACAACACCTTGTGGTCCTTGTGGACCAGTAGATCCTTGTGGTCCTTGTGGACCCTGTGGACCTGTATCGCCTGTGACTCCTTGAGGACCTTGTGGACCTTGTGGACCAGCTGAACCTGTTGCACCTTGAGGACCTTGTGGTCCTTGTGGTCCTTGTGGTCCAGCATTACCTTGTGGACCAGTTGGACCAGTTGAACCTTGAGGACCGTGTGGACCAGTTGGACCCTGTGGACCAGTATTGCCTTGAGTGCCTTGTGGACCTTGAGGACCAACAATCGCACCAGCATCGATCCAACTTGAACCATTCCACACATATAAGTGACCGTCAGCTGTTACAATATAAGCATCACCATCACTTGCACCACCAGGAAGATTTCCAACTGTAGCAACTGTACCAAGAACTGTGATGCCAGAACCTTGCGCGCCAGATGGACCAGATGGTCCTTGCGGACCAATTACGCCTTGTGGACCTTGAGGACCTGCAGTACCTTGTGCACCTTGAGGACCCTGTGGACCCTGTGGACCAAGAGCACCCTGTGGACCCTGCGGACCATTATCGCCTGTATCACCCTTTGGACCTTGCGGACCAATCGCACCCTGCGGACCTTGTGGACCAGTAACGCCTTGTGGACCTTGAGGACCAGCTGAACCAGTTGCCCCCTGAGGACCTTGAGGACCTTGAGGACCAGTATCACCTGTATCACCCTTCGGACCCTGTGGACCAATTGAACCCTGAGGACCTTGAGGACCTAAACTGCCAAGTGGACCTTGTGGTCCCTGTGGACCTTGTGGTCCTGTTGAACCAGCAGCACCTTGTGGACCTTGTGGACCAGTCGATCCTGCTGTGCCTTGTGGACCTTGTGGTCCCTGTGGACCTGCTGCACCTTGTGGACCCTGTGGACCAGTCGATCCAGCTGCACCCTGTGGACCTTGAGGACCAATGACACCTTGTGGACCTTGAGGACCTTGCGGACCTTGAGGACCAGTGACGCCTTGTGGACCTTGTGGACCTATATCACCCTGTGCACCTTGTGGACCAGCAACACCTTGTGGACCCTGTGGACCCTGTGGACCAGTAGAACCTGTTGAGCCTTGTGGTCCTTGTGGACCTTGAGGACCTTGAGGACCTTGAGGACCAACAATTGGTCCAGAATCGATCCAACTTGAACCATTCCACACATATAAGTGTCCGTCTGCAGTTACGATATATGCATCACCGACTGCAGCACCGCCTGGAAGATTACCTACAGTTGCAACAGTTCCTTTTACCGTAATTCCTGAGCCAGCTGGACCTTGAGGTCCTTGTGGACCTTGAGGACCTTGCGGACCTGTTGAGCCAGTCACACCCTGTGGTCCTTGTGGACCCTGTGGACCCTGTGGACCAGTAGAACCTGTTGAGCCTTGTGGACCTTGAGGACCAGTAGATCCTTGTGGTCCAGCAACACCTTGAGGACCTTGAGGACCCTGAGGTCCAGTCGAACCAGCAGCACCTTGTGGACCTTGTGGACCCTGTGGACCAGTCGATCCTGCTGTGCCTTGTGGACCTTGTGGTCCCTGTGGACCTTGTGGTCCTGTTGAACCAGCAGCACCTTGTGGACCCTGTGGACCTGCTGCACCTTGTGGACCTTGTGGACCAGTCGATCCAGCTGCACCCTGTGGACCTTGAGGACCAGTCGAACCAGCAGCACCCTGTGGTCCCTGTGGACCTTGTGGTCCTGTTGAACCAGCAGCACCTTGTGGACCCTGTGGACCTGCTGCGCCCTGTGGACCCTGCGGACCAGTAGAACCAGCAGCACCTTGAGGACCTTGCGGACCAGTCGATCCAGCTGCGCCTTGTGGTCCTTGAGGTCCTGTTGAACCAGCTGCACCCTGCGGTCCCTGTGGACCTTGCGGACCACCAGCCTGACCCTGTATACCTTGTGCACCAGTTGGTCCTTGTGGACCCTGTGGACCCTGTGGACCTCTTAATCCTTGAGAACCACGACCTGTCGAAACTCTAACTGTTGTCATTTAGTTACCTGCGGATTAACTGTGATGATGCCCTCAACAAGTCTTGTTGCGACATTAGCATTATCGATTTGTTTGACATCAAACAAATAACGACCTGCTTTAATATTCGAGGTTGTTGCCGCATTAAGGCTTAAAAAAACGTTCCCATTTGCAGCGTCGAGAATGGTCACAGCTAGATTTGCTGTGACGCCAGATGAATAAAAGGATTTTCTTATGGACGAAGAAAACGTGTAATTCGTCACGTTTATGACTGATCCGTCATCTTGAGTCAAGTCCAAATCAAAATTGAAATCAGTTCCTTGATCCAGATCTAATTCTATAAATTGAGCCATTGGAATATCCTATTATTATTGCTCTATTTATAAAATAGGAGTCCACACCAGAGCAGAGTAATATTTAATACTAATTCTCTTCGATAAAGATCACTGTTACTGGGCTGGAGTTGGCGGTAATCGAATGTGTTAAGGTGTTCCCAGCCATTTGACCATACCCAAAACTCATTCCAGAAGTTTCAGGAGTGATTTCGACGTTATCTTTTTTGTAGGAAAACTCTGATCCATAAACATACAAAAAGGATCGTTTGTTAGTCGTTTTTGTGATTTCTTCGTTAACGATCTTCGCAGCACTAAAGGTAATCTGAGAAAAGGTCGTATTAATTAGAGAAATTCTTACAAAGATATCATCATCGGAGCGCGTATAAGCCTGCACAGGTTTATCATAGATCCATGGATCGACATAAGAACTCCATGTATTTGAGTATGGATTGGTGTGCGTTTGAACTGCACCATCTTGGTACTCTGTTCTTATATTACCATTGATAACGAGAAATAAATGGTTTGTATTTGAAGGAAAATGCTGCCACAAACCAGAAGTTCCACTCAGAGGAATTAGACACCCTTCGTTCGGGCAACCAACACCTTTAGTATATTTTGAAAAAGATATTTTTGTATTAGATGCCATTTTACTCTTTATTCGGGATTTCCCAATCGATCTCTACGTCTGGTTTAATATGGCGAGAAATTGCGCGTTCCTCTAATTTCCTATTTATATAATCGACTCCTGTGTGTTTTCGAAACTCTTCCAGCTTGGCTTCGTCGACAGAATAGATAAAGTTACTGAGTTCTTTCTCAGATCGTTTCTTATTCATATTCAATCGTCTTGCATCGACCACTGGATTGACAGTCTGTTTAGTCTCGTGATTCGCAGAACGAAGATAATGATAAACCTTCGCGCGTCTCATATGATAAATGCTATACCCCTTGAGGAAGGAAGTAAGAGCAAACATCTGTTCTTCGCCTTCGAAGAAGATATTTGTATTATACCCAACTTCCTTCACCCATTTTGCTGGAGCAAAGAAGTTACCAGCGCAGATATGGCGAGAGGGACTTACTACATCTCGAGCAGGAACCCATGGACCATGAGCGTGTAGTCTCATGTTTTTATCAAACTGATAATATCCAAGATTCACTGAGATGTCATCGGTCAATGTATGCTTGGTAATTCGATCACCATCAAGATCAAAGTTTTTAGTTCCACATGTTAGAATAACTCGATCATGTCCTGCAACTTTACACGCATGCAAATAATCTAGAATTAGATAATGATCCCACCCCTTATCAAAGAGCATGTGAGAGTCGATTTGATACTGAAACTCTTCTTCATAGATCTGCATTGAATTAATAGAACGCGCCCAAACAACACCATCAGAAAATTCTGGATCAATTCTTTTATATCGAATGTTTGTCTTTTTTACCAGATCTGGTGCTTTGGTTTGTAAACTATCTGCAAGAGATGTTTGCTCAAAAACACCATAGACAATCTCATTTCTGCCTGACTCATTTTCAATCAGACTTTCGATTGTAGGCAATAGAAGTTTATCTCTATATGAGCAAACGTTTACAAATATCTTTTTCATACATCTTTTACCAGTTTAAATTTTTTACGGATCATGTAATACTTTCTGTAGAAATTCTTTTCATGAAACCACTTTAATGTCTTATTGTAATCATTTTCTTCTCTTGTCGCAGGACCATAAGAAGCAACAATGTCTTTATTTGTTATAAATGGAATGACATGCAAAAGAGGGTCACCAGCCTTAATTTCTATTTCACATGGACGTTTTGGGGCGCAAATGAAATTTACTGTACCAAATCCTTTATAGTCTACTATTCCTGGATACACATATAAATCGTCTAGAAAATTGCTATGGAAGTATGCAGGGAGCAACAAACAAGAGACGTTTTTATTAGAATTAATTTTCCATGGACCAGGAAAATTTAAGATACTATATTTAACTCCACCATTGATTTCAAAAAGACCATCTGTAATAGCAGGATCCATATTTTGGGGTTGTTTTAGTGTTGTGCTTCTTTTTTGATTGTCTTCACCAACAGAACCTACAACTCCCATAAATCCAGCTTTGTTTGCTTTGATATGAATATTGCTCCATGCAGGAATAATATAACCTAAACGAGCATAATCATGCATTCCTGGACAACCAGGAAATTTATATTCTCCATATTTGTTTTCTTGAAATTCTTTAAGAGGCTTGATATCTTTTGCTAATACTGGTGGATAATGTGGATATACAATTCCTTCTGCAACATCAAGAAATTTAAAATCAATATCATCTTTCTTAAACCAATTAAACATGATTAATCCCTCTTTCTCAACTCATAGGTATAGTGATGAGTTCTAGTATCTTGTCGTCTTCGCAATTTTTGCAATTCCATGGCTTCTTTTTTCGTCATCTTACGAATAGGCGGTTTTTTCGGAAAAGAATTTCTTTTTACAGGTATTGCTGTGACCATAGGAGTGCCTGCAGGTATATGTATATCTGCATCATAGATGTTCAATACAGCAGGAAAATTCACAACGTTGTTATAAACGTCAGTGTCAACAAATCCACTTAAACAAGTAAATGGTTGTGCAAAATGATTGAATGGAGGTGTGAATAGAATAGACCAACCTGGTGCTGTCTTTATATGCCAATAATTTATAAATTTTAATGCGTTTCCATGTTTAAATCCGAGTTTATTATTTCCACCAAGTTGCATTGCATCATGAAACTCGCAAACTTTTAATCCTGGAGGATTGGTTACATGTATTTGAGTATTATCGTGGTTGCTCATGATATGAAGGTCTGCTGCAAGGGGAATTGTGTATCCAAGAGACATTGCATCTAGCATTGGCAAACACTTTTTTGCCGTCATATTTTTATTGCCAAATTGATCTCTTTGATTATCTGCAGCCCCATAAGCAGGACTTAAATCTTTAAACCATTCTGGAAGATTTTTGACTGCTGATCTCGGTTCAGGAATGACCTCAATTAAATCTGGTGTTGTATAAAACTCAATGATATCATTACCCCAGAACTTCACCAATTTTTTAAAATTCATATTAATAACCAATTATTTTTCCCTTTTACCCATCACCCAAGCGACCAATGATTTGCGAACACCTTTTGTTACTGGTGTTACTCTATGGGGCATCCAAGCTGGGAAAAAGATTGCGTCACCACGAGGTGGCTTAACTGTCATTAGATTTTCTACTTGACCATTAAGAACACACTGGAATTCTCCACCTTCATAATCATCTGGATCTGAAAGAATAATTACTGCACTGAGTTTTCTGACATACGGTGTCCATGGTCCACCAGCATCCATATGCCAATCATAATGTTGTTTTGTTTTTGCGCGATAAACAGTGTATTGAAAATTATCAAAACCGTCAATATTATACATGAAGTGATCGTAATTGACCATTGAGGTCAGATAAGCAAATTTTTGGAATAACCAATCTGAATGTTGGTCGTGCATTATCCACTGCACATCACTGTCGCGGACTTTTTTGTTGACCGACCCAGGACCGCCAGTTCCGCCAGTTCCGCCAATTCCTCCGCGCTGAAACTTTTGCAAATCTTCTAAATCAACAATTTTATCAACTTCTTCTTCTGTGAATGCTCCATTGGCAACACAGAACTCATTCAGCATTTTGTTATACTGAGGAATAGAATACGGCATAATGACCACCTCAAATGTTATTGCGAAAACAAAATTATATTATAAACTATTTATGCGAGTGTTACAACTATTTGTCCACCTGGAGGAACAGAAACAGGATAATTTGCGCCGTCAGGATAACTGTAATAACTTACTTGTGTTGGACCAACAGTAGGAGCAGTTCCTGGAGGACCAGCAAAGCCTGAGAGATCAATTGGTCCACCTGGGAAAGTGACACCAAGAACATTGGTTGGCGATCCAGTGTTTCCTGGAGAATATGTTGTCACTGGTCTTGCTGCTTCTGGTTGATTGGCAATTGGGTAAGCAACGTTGTAATTGGTGTTATAATTGATGGTCCAAGCAGTTGGTGGTCTGGCAGCTTCTGGCTGCGTGGCGATTGGATATACTGTATTGTAGTTGATAGTCCAAGCGGTAGCAGGTCTTGCAGCTTCTGGTCTATTGGCGATTGGGTACGCCACGTTATAGTTTGAATTATAATTGATGGTCCATGCGGTAGCAGGTCTTGCTGCTTCTGGTTGTGTTGCGATTGGGTATGCGACGTTGTAATTGGTATTGTAGTTAATTGTCCAAGCATTAACAGGACGATTTGCTTCTGGGTATGCTACGTTATAATTTGTATTATAGTTGATAGTCCATGCAGTCGCTGGTTGATTTGCGAGCGGATAAGCAACGTTGTAGTTAGTTGACCAAGCAGTGACTGGTCGATTTGCTTCTGGTCTATTGGCGATTGGGTACGCAACGTTATAATTCGTTGACCATGCAGTAACAGGTCTTGCTGCTTCTGGTTGATTGGCAATCGGATACGCGACATTATAATTGGTATTGTAATTAATTACCCATGCAGTAACAGGTCTTGCTGCTTCTGGTTGATTGGCAATCGGATATGCAACGTTATAGTTGGTGTTATAATTAATTACCCAAGCATTGGCTGGCTGCGTCGAGATTGGATATGCAACGTTGTAATTAGTATTGTAATTGATCGCCCATGCAGTCGCTGGTTGATTGGCAATCGGGTATGCAACGTTGTAGTTGGTGTTATAGTTTGTGTTATAATTTGCGCTATTTCCTGTAGCAGTGCATGGATAAGTTGTATACGTTGAGAATTGGATACTAAAATAAGGATCATAATACGATTCGTATGTCGCTGCTGGACATCCAGCACCATAGTATCCAGTATCATAAAACGTGTTGTAACCGTAATTCGTACCGTATACCTCACCGAATACCACGTAATTGGAGAAATAAGCGTTCGGTGGATTATAGTTGGCAATTGGCTGATTGGCAATCGGTTGATTAGCAACTGGATAAACTGTATTATAATTTGTTGACCAAGCAGTTATAGGTCTTGCGGCTTCTGGTCTATTCGCAACTGGATAAACTGTATTATAATTTGTTGACCAAGCAGTGACTGGTCGATTTGCTTCTGGTCTATTCGCAACTGGATATGCAACGTTGTAGTTTGTGTTGTAATTGATCACCCACGCTGTTGCTGGTCGTGCAGCTTCTGGTCTATTTGCTACTGGATAGGCGACATTATAATTGGTGTTATAATTGACCACCCATGCATTCGCTGGCTGATTGGCAATCGGATATGCAACGTTATAGTTGGTGTTATAATTAATTACCCAAGCATTGGCTGGCTGGTTAGCAATTGGATAAATCACATTATAGTTAGAAGTATATGCTGTAACAGGTCTTGCTGCTTCTGGTCTATTGGCGATTGGGTAAGCAACGTTGTAGTTCACTGACCATGTTGTTGCAGGTCTAGCCGCTTCTGGTCTATTGGCGATTGGGTAAGCAACGTTGTAGTTAGTATTATAATTAATCGTCCAAGCAGTTGGTGGTCTGGCAGCTTCTGGCTGATTCGCTAATGGATATGCGACGTTGTAATTCGTATTGTAATTGATCGTCCATGCAGTTACTGGACGTGCAGCTTCTGGGTATGCAACATTATAGTTGGTGTTATAATTAATCGTCCAAGCAGTTGGTGGTCTAGCGGCTTCTGGCTGATTCGCAATCGGATATGCTACGTTATAATTTGTATTATAGTTGATCGTCCACGCAGAAGCTGTTGGTGCATTGCCAGATCCACCACGACCTGAGACGTTACCAATGTAACGACCGTATGGAATCGTTAGAGACGAAGGCGCATTAAACGTTTGCGTTCCGCGAGAACTTCCGCCCAGCCAGCTTTTACTTAAATCGGAACTTTTTGGCATTATTTTTCCAGAAATGGGCACAATACCCAAAGGCATTGTACTTATTTATTCGTTTCTATTATTCAATATTAACGTCGATTGACCCACCTGGAGGAACACTAACTGGATGATTTTGGAAGTCTGGGAAACTCCAGTAGACTACTTCAGTTGACGGAACATAAGGAGCAGTTCCTGGAGAGCCACCAAAGCCTGAAAGATCTACAGGACCACCTGGGAAGTAAACGCCAAGAACATTAGTTGGTGTTCCCACATTTCCTGGTGCATAGGATGTGATCGGTTGATTGGCGATCGGCTGACTGGCAATTGGATATGCGATATTATAATTGGTGTTGTATACTGTCGCTGGTCGAGCCGCTTCTGGTTGATTGGCGATCGGATATGCAACATTATAGTTTGTATTGTAATTAATGGTCCAAGCAGTCGCTGGGCGAGCAGCTTCTGGATATGCCACATTATAATTCGTGTTATAATTGATCGTCCAGGCAGTCACTGGTCGAGCAGCCTCTGGTCTATTTGCAATCGGATATACAGCAGCATTGTAAGTGATTGTCCACGCAGTTCCTGGACGAGCCGCCTCTGGTTGTGTTGCGATTGGATATACTGTATTGTAGTTGATAGTCCAAGCAGTCGCTGGACGCGCAGCTTCTGGTTGCGCCGCAATTGGATATGCAACGTTGTAAAATGTAGTGTATGTAATAGTCCAGGCAGTGGCAGGTCTTGTTGCTTCTGGATATGCAACGTTATAGTTAATATTCCAAGCAGTCGCTGGTCTAGTTGCTTCTGGATATGCAACATTGTAAAATGTAGTATAATTAATAACCCAAGCAGTTGCAGGACGAGTTGCTTCTGGTCTTACTGTATTATAAGTGATCGTCCATGCAGTAACTGGACGTGCAACTTCTGGTTGTGCCGCAATTGGATATACTGCAGCATTATAGTTGATTGTCCAAGCAGTTGCTGGTCGAGCAACTTCTGGTTGTGCCGCAATTGGATATACTGCAGCATTATAATTAGTTGCAAAGTTTTCCGTGTTGCCTTCAGGAAAACATTCGTAATAGAAATAATCTGAAGGTTGTGTGTTACTAAATGGACTAGGGCAAGTAGGATTGCTGCCAGAACCGATCACTGTTGCAACACCACCATAACTATCTCCTTGTCCAATTTCTTGCCAATATACAAAATTTGCTGGATTATAGCCTGTGGATGGCTGATTAGCAATCGGATATGCAACATTGTAAAATGTAGTATAATTAATAACCCATGCACTTACAGGACGAGCAGCTTCTGGATATGCAACATTGTAAAATGTAGTATAATTAATAACCCAAGCTGTTGGCGGTCGACCTGCCTCTGGATATGCTACGTTATAGTTAATTGTCCATGCTGTTGCTGGTCGAGCAGCCTCTGGTCTAGCTGCAATCGGATAAACAGCAGTATTGTAATTGATTATCCAAGCAGTTACTGGTCTAGCGGCTTCTGGATATGCTACGTTGTAGTTAATTGACCAGGCAGTTGGTGGTCTTGCGACTTCTGGTTGTGCCGCAATCGGATAAGCAACATTATAATTCGAATTATAATTGATCGTCCAAGCAGTAACAGGTCTTGCTGCTTCTGGATAAGCAACGTTGTAATTTGTGTTATAATTAATTACCCATGCAGTAACAGGGCGACCTGCTTCTGGATAAGCAATATTATAATTTGAAGTATAGTTGATTGTCCAAGCAGCTGCTGGTCTAGCCGCTTCTGGTCTATTGGCGATTGGATACACAGCAGCATTGTAATTGATTGTCCATGCTGTACCTGGACGTGCTGCTTCTGGTTGAGTCGCAATCGGATACGCAACATTATAATTGCTACTATAATTGATGGTCCAAGCAACAGCTGGTTGATTTGCAATTGGGTATGCGACGTTATAATTGGTATTATAATTCGTCACCCAAGTGGCAGCTGCAGGTGCATTTCCTGACCCACCACGACCTGAGACTGAAGCAACATGACGACCATAATCAATGGTGATGCTGCTTGGTGCATTGAATGAGGTTGTGCCTCTAGATGGTCCAACTATCCACGTTTTATTTAATTCAAACGGTCTTGGCATGGCGATTATCTCGCGTCTTTAACAGCCAATGTTCCGATAAACGTACTTCCACCATCTGTTGTTGTGAATGTCCACATATCAAGTTTATTCGCTCCAGTAGATGCAGGAGGTACTTGACCACCTGCCCAGTAGATTGTATTACCCCAAGCTGGCGTATATCCTCCTGTTCCGTTTTGCAATACTAACAACGTTACTGTCATTGCATTTCCAGAGGCTGGAGCATTCGCGAATGTAAACGTTGGAGTTCCTGTCAATGTATATCTAAACCAGTTACCGTTATTCAAGTTAACAGTCGTCGCACCTGAAACCGTAGCAGTTGTGAGCGAGTCTTTTGTCGACTTCAATGTACCAGTAATATTTCCTGTGACAGTTAGATTACCGCTTACAGTTAGATTTTGAGAAATCGTAGTGTTTGGCGAAATCGTAAGAGCAGCTGCGCCAGTACCAATTGCCACAATGTTTGCAGTGTTCATTGCAAACGATACGTTGGCTTGAGTTGCACCATTTGCAGCAGCAAATGCATTCACAGAAGCAGTATTGATGAAGTTTAGATTTGCTTTCGAAAGAACAGAACCACCGTAAGCATAGACCCAAACAGAATTGGCTCCTGAGTTTGCCGCAGCCAACGCAGCAAGAGCATTTGCATTCGCGATTCTAACTGCAGTGAGTGATGCAACATTTGATGAATCAGTTGTTGCAACATCATCAGATACATTTTGGCGCGTGATAATCGTATAGTAAGTTCCTTCAGTGCTATTTGCCGTTGCACGCCAAACATTGCCAGCTGAAGTATCAAATCTTAACCATGCATTACCATTTGCAGTAGTTCCAAGTCCAACGCCAAAGAAACCATCTTGGCGTGAACCTTGGCTAACGCGCAATCTATATTCAGAACCTGTCGTTGTTGCAGGAGCAGCAATGGCATTCTGTACTGTTAGGTCTTGAACCCAAAGCGTAGTAATGTTTGCGCAAGTAGAGTTAGATAGACCAGAAACAGAAAGATTTCCTGCTGCTAGATTATTTGTAAGAACAGCATTTGCTGCAGCAATATTTCCAGCAGCGACATTTTGTGTAACACTCAAGTTACCAGTAGAGGTGTTCCATGATACCGCTAAATTGCCAGCAATCGCTGTATTTGCACCAACATCGAGGAAAGATGTTACATTGAGAGTTCCTAGGACATTAGCGTTTTGGCTCAACGTCGTATTCTTAGAAACCGCAAGGTTGGATAGAAGTTCAGTGTTGCCAGTGACTGCTAGTATTGAACCAACATTCATCGTACCTGATACATTCGCGTTTTGCGACATCGTTGTATTCTTAGATACAGCGAGGTTTGAATAGAGCGAAGTGTTTCCAGTTACTTCAGCAGTAGAAGTTACATTGAATGTTCCAACGACGTTTGCATTTTGAGAAATTAGTGTATTCTTAGATACCGCTAGGTTCGAATACAAGAAAGTGTTTGCAGTGACTTCAAGGTTTGATCCAACGTTTAGGTTTGCAAAAATCCAAGTGTTTGGTGTAATGTTAACGGTAGCAAATTGTGAAGTGTTTGCAACGTTTACTAATCCACCATGGAAGAATGTATTTGGGAATACATTGAATCTTGCGGAAGCATGAGTGTTTGCATAGATCACATTTGGTGATGTTACTCTGACCAAACGATTATCAACATTAAATGAACCATCGCTGGTGTTTGATACTGTTACATTTGCACCAAAGAACCAAACATTTGCAGGGTGAACGTTCATTGTAGAAGTCAATGCCGTATTTGATACGTTGACTTCGCCACCAGTAAAGAAGGTGTTTGGATTTACATTGAAGCGAGCAGAAGAATGTGTATTCGAGAAATAGATGTTAGGTGTTGTCACCATAACAAGTCTATTGTCGACATTTAGAGAGCCATCAGTTGTATTTGATACTGTAACATTTCCGCTGAAGAAGAATACATTACCAGTATGGACGTTTACAGTAGAAGTAAGCGCAGTATTTGCAACATTTACCTCACCGCCATGGAAGTAAGTATTTGGATTTACATTAAATCTGGCTGATGAGTGAGTATTTGAGAAGAAAATATTTGGCGTTGTAACCATCACAAGACGATTATCAACGTTTAGTGATCCAGCAGTTGTATTCGATACGGTTACATTCGTGCCGAAGAAATTGACATTTGCTGGATGGACATTGAATGTTGCAAGCGCAGAAGTATTTCCGAAGAACGAATTACCAGAGTTAACGTGCAATAGTCTATTAAAGACATTTAAAGATCCAGAAGAAGTATTCTGAATAGTTAAGTTTGCGCCAAATACCCAAACATTGGCTGGGTGGACGTTCATCGTTGCTGCAAGATTAGTATTTGCAACATTAAAGATGGAGGTATTTACCGTCACCATCTGATTGTTTACATTCAAAGTTCCGATTTCTGCGTTTGTTACAGAAACATTAGAACAGAAGAATGTTGTGTTCGTGTTGCTCCAGAAACGATCTGCCGAGCCCATACGACGGAACCAGATATCGCCAGCATCAACATAGACGTGACCAGTTGAGTTATCAACTTCGATATCTTTTACGGTAAGTGTTCCGTCGATGTTCGTATCATCACGAACATCTAGAATAACGCCACCAGAGGAGTTTGCAAGAAGAAGGAATCCATTAGAAATGGTAACATTTCCAGTCGCCTTCACGAAATTGCCACGAGCAATCTCGTTGACGTCGTTCGCCATGAGATTGTCGGTGATACGCCACTGATTAAAAGTACAGGCTGTTGTTGTAATGCCTACATTAACTGTATTTGCCATGTCTACTTCTCGCCACTAACGGCTTTTAAAATTTGGGAAAGCATATCTTTTATGTCTGAAACTTCAGATTTCAGATTATTTATGTCGTCGTCAACCTGCTTATTTCTACGAAGTTCAGCCATTTTTTGCTCATGTTTAGCAATAACGGCTTTATTCGTATTTAACACAGCAATGTTTTTTTCGTCTTTTATGAAATTAGGGCTTCCTTCAATCCTTGCTTTCGACATAATTAACCTTCTGGGGTCGCAATAATACGAAGATTTCTAACTTTAGGTACTAATGATGGGTCAGAAGAGGTCAATACAACCTTAATCGCAAAGGACTTAAATTTACCGCCAATAGGGTAAGTAACTCCATTTTCAACATATGAAAGTCTGTTTTCTAATAAGTCTGGTCTAAACTCTAAACCAATAAGAGATCTAGGACTCTTAGAGTAAATGTCCTTATATTTGAACATTAACTGCCAGCTCTTATCGCTAAAGCGATCATTATCGTCTACTGATTTAACTTTATAGTAAACATTGACATCTGTTCCAGTTGGGCGGATCGCGTCCATAAACACACGAATATCACCAGACTCGAAGCCATCTTCTAGAACAATTTCTCGAGTTACATACTTCGCCTGGATATTACCACCAGATTTGCCTGTTTCTCCAGCGACTACTGCTGTTGCATTCGAATTTGGTGTTGCATTACCAGAAACGATTTGAATCGTTGGAGTGGTTAGATATCCGCTGCCTGGATCGGTAATAACAACGTAGTTGACAGTATTTTGACCGTCAGTATTTGCAACAGCGAAACCAGTTGCACCAGAGCCACCGCCACCAGCAATATTGATTGCATAGAAACCAATATTTGCGTTATTAGCAAAGATATATTGGCGATATAGCGCAGCATTTGCGACTAACGGCGAAACTGAAGTTCCAAATACATTTTCTTGAGCATTTGAAACATTAGCAGAAGTAATTGTTGCATTATACCCACTACCATAACTCAAAAGAGAAATTTGATTGTTTGGAATGCCAGCATTATTAATCAAGAAGCGAGATGCAGTAAGACCAAGTCTTTCGATATTTACTACTGGAGAAATATCAGCATCGCCTGTTGACATAGTTACTGTTAAAATAAAGCTGTTTGCGTTGCCTTTGAGCAATTTACGACGATTGATAGATGTTTTATTTGACTTATCAAGAATAGTTCCATACTCAACTGGTGAGAATTTAGTCAATTCAACGCCGCTGGCGCTCTCTTGAGTTTGACCAGATCCGTTTGCGTAAACACCACGAAGGCTATAAGAAAGGTCAGTCACTGGGAAGTCAAGATCAGAAGCCATCAAGATAACTTTATCAACAAAGTTATTTGCTTCTGGTGCTTCATCTAGTGTAAATCTTGCAGTGCCGTCTCCAGAATTAAAGAACACTGCTTTATTGATCACAAACATCAAGTCTTGATTCTGATATGGTGTCCAGGTTGATGAGTTTTGTGAGCGGAAGAATGAACCAGCGTATGGCTGCTCGGAAATACGACGAGTTGGTGTAGCACCAAGAACATCTGCGCCTAGTTCTGCAACGAATACTTCATAATCTGGAGAGTCAGATCCGAGAACAAGCGCATATTCGCGAGCTGGTTCTAAGAATACTGGATCATCAAATGTAAACTTTGTGACAGTTGAAGTATTTGACGTGCTTGGAACTGTAGAAATCTTAACATCCTTACATTGAATTGTCTTAGCAGCAAGATAGTTCTTTGTTGGATAACCATTTTGAACTTCTGCAATCTTCAATGTGATTGGAAGCTGCATCGCACCAAGAGATGTTGATGGCTTACTCTTAAAGAATAGATCAACAGAACTTACGAACATACCATAATCTTGCTTGTTTGCGCTTGATTTTGGACGTGGTGTAAAGAATGTTTGAGACAAACCATCTCCGAGATTGATTCTTGGTGTTGTTGAACCAGTAGAAGATGTTGATGGATTTTTAACTGCATCCGTATTATACGATCTATCAGCTGGAGAAATTGGACGAACAAGCGCATCAGAATCCACTTCAGGGAGAGGTGGAAGTGTTGGTGTTGTTTGAATTCTTTGAGTTGTCTTTAATATACCACTTGCAACAAATGAACCAGCTGCGCGCATTGCGTAATCTGGATCGCTTACAGTTGAAGTGTCAGTGATTGTTAATACACGATTACCAGTTTTAAACTTAAATCCAGGATATGCTGGAACGCTGAACACACCAGCAAGGCAACCAGTATCATCAACAATAAAATTACCAATAGAATATGTTGTATTTGAATTATAGTCAAGATCTAGCGCAGAGTCAACAGTAACAGTTGCACCATTTACTGCTGTGATCAATTTAAGTGTACCAGCAGAAGTGCCACCAGTAAAGTAAATTAGATTACCAGCAGCAAAAGAAGTATTTGCGCTAGTTGGTAATAAGACCTCAGTCAATGACGCATTTAATGTATTTGCAAGCACACCTGATGTATGTGTGTATGCCATAATCTTAATGTTTGCAGAGTTTGCGACGCTCTTAAGATAAGAATCTACTGGAAAACCAGAAAGATTAAATGAGTTTAGGTGGAGTGGTTTAGGCGAAGATGTATCGGTAACACACCAGAGTCTGGCGTTTGCATTCGTCGAAGTGCTTGTGGCATTAGCAACTAATGTTCCGTCGATTGGACGAATTGCAATTGCTCCACCAGTCGTGTTAATGTATTCAACATGTCCGCGGAATGTTGCAAGGTCATATCTGTTTTGACCATCTGCAGTTTGGAATACAAGATCACCAACCTTAAACTTACTAGTATAATCGGCAAGCGTAGAACCGCTGGTTGCAACAACATTAATATTATGATAATTTTGATTTAGATAAACAACATCATCACCAGTCGTTGCGATAACTGTCGCAAACGTATTTGATTGTGGAGAAATAACACCTTCTCCAGCATAGAAAGAATCTGATGTATTGAAATCGTTTACAGTGACAATTCTTGCATTTGCATAAGTTGCACCAGAACCATTTTCAATAAACACCGAAGCTGTATCATCAAAATTTCCAGATAACGAACGAAGGATTACCGTTGTGTTACCAGAATAATATGCATCAACAGTTGCGGTAAATGATGCGGCTTCGTTTGACGATCCTTGGTATACTAATTGACCAGAGGTTGGTGCTGTTGCCGTATTTGAAGTAATTGCAATAACTTTCTTTGCATCAATTTCTACTTTATTGCCAATTTGACAAAAGCGATTAACGGCGATGTCGTCGAAAAAGACACTACCGATTTTATATGGCTTGAGATTTCGAGCAGTAAACTCGATATCTATAGGTCTCATATAAGGAACTAGATTTGTGTCAACAACTACTGTTCCGTATTCTGTTTTAATTGCCATGTTTTTTTCCTAGAAATCAATGCTTCTCATAGCCGTAAGTGTCTCTATCCATACGCATATTGTGGTGAAGAATATATGCGCCTTCTGTTTCTCCCGCCCAGAAACTATTGTCGCCAGTATCTATACCGCGAACAAATTTTTCGCCCATATCTTCAATGCTCACAACTTTACTCCAAGACGACTCATTATTTTTGTATACACCAATCATCTGTCCAATAACGTTTGGTGCCTTCATTACACCATTATTTAACGTTGGGATCGGAGCGGTTGTTGAACATACTAGTGAAGCTCCACATTCAGTCGTGAGTCGCACGCATGGTTGTAACTCAATACCACTATGAATGACTTTACCAACTACTGTATCAAGTGACTGTTCATTGGCAAGAAGAATATCCATACCATCCATGAGCATGTATGCTTGCGTAACAGGTTTACCGTTGTAAAGTTTTTGCTCAATTAATGGAACATAACTTTCTAGTACAACGCAACCACCACCGCCAGTTCTCATTGGCTGCGTAACAACAACTGGTTCAGGATCAGGTGGTGTTGGAGGTGGGGTATATGGAATCCATATCGGCACTTCTGGAGATCCCAAATCAATCGGAGTTGGTGGCTCTGGCGGTGGAGGAGGTGGTTCCCACGGTAGAGGCGGTGGCTCTGGTGGTGCAGGAGGTGGAGGTGGTTCAACTGGCACATCTGGTTGAACAATAATTGGTGGTTGAGGATTATCCACAACAACTACGTCAGGTGTAGATGGGATTGGAAGAACAGCTGGCTCACGGATAATAATTGTCTCAACATTTCTCGTTGGGAAAATTTGTTCAATCGTGATTTGAGGCTGTCTTTCAATAACTGTTTCTTTATAGACTGTTGTATGCTCAACAATAATACGTTCAGGAACTGTAATTACTTCTGGCTTGAGTTTATTCTCAACCCAGAAATCAGTTTCTGGATACATCTCAACAATACCATTGAATTGACCGAATAGGAATGGCTGTACAGACACTGCCTTATCAGAAGCAAGGTTTTGGGATATCGCAGGTGTTTCTGTGAAGTTTAGCGAGATTGTCTTTTTATTAAGTTTTGCATTTGATAAAAATTTATTTGCAAATGACAATGCTTTTGTTTCTGCTCTTGGTGTTAAGAATCCTTGATCTAATGCACAACTAAATGCTGGATCTTTAAAGTCTGCAATCGAGAAGTTTTGAAAATTCTCACCAACAATGCCATACTTTTCTTTTTCAGTATTATCTTCGTAACTTGTTTTATCAGACATTGCGAGTTTTTCGACGTTGTTTAACGAAACAAAAAACTCAAGTTTTTCAACACGCTTATCAAGACTTGAAATGTCTTTCATCGTAAAGCGACGGTTTTCATTATACTCCATACGAATGGCTTGAACGTCATTAACATATGGCGGTAAGCGCAATGTGTATAGAGTCATTGCATCATCATCGTCTCGTGGGACTGATGGGACTACACCTGACTTACCTTTAATAATTCTGAATTCTTTATCCTTCGACAATACGAGTTTATCAATTCTTGCCATGTAATAGTCAAATGACAATTCAGTTGTTGAGTCTGGATTTGGAATATTTGGGACATTGAAACTGTCAGACACATCTCCAATTGGTCTTGATGGACGGAAGTCTAGAGAATCACGGAGATTGTATATTCTGCCGTTTATTTGTGCAGCATAAACAGGAATTAAGTTGTCATCATATTGATCTTGACTGTATGATGATGGACCAAAGAAGGATAGTTTATTAACAGTTGAGAAAATATGATGATAGAAGTCAACGTGGACGAGCAGTTTTCCAGAAGGAGAACCATAACCCTGTTTTAGAATAATTCTTGCGTGATCATATTTGTCGTCGCGCTGACCATAGTCAAATACGAATCTTTCTGTAATATCTTCAACATTATTCGAATCAGGATAATGTGTTGTATTACCCATTAGAACTTTGTTAACCTTCACAACGTCTGGGAGGAATAGAGAAATTGAATCTCCAGGACGTACAGCATTGAACGATGGATTTGAGAGCCAAATCAAACCGTTTGCAAGATTAAGTGATGCAACATGTCCGAGGTTAGTTAACGACACCTCAACATTTGCTGTCGCATTTGATGTTGGATATGTAAACGGATCAGCACTGAATGATGAATCAGCATAATAAGTTTTTGTGCGAATTAGATCTTCTGTATCATTCAATTTAACACGAACAACAGCATCAATTGCCTGAAGCGCAGCGTCGCCAGTATCGATCGTAATCTGACTTGATGTGACTGTTACGTTTGCTGAGGTTAGATTGAGCAATGATCCGTTTGGTGTTGTGGAAGCACCCTTGTCTCGAACATAAACAACTAGATTATCTCTAATTGAGCTCGTTGTGCCAGACCATGGAATAGACTCTGCAGCCGCAAGAGTACCAGATCCAATCACGAAGACGCCTGGAGTACCAGAAACCGTCTTATTCATCACCATCTTATCATATTCATAATCAGCATTATTGATTGAGGTTCTTCTTACGAATGAACCAGGAAGCTGATAGATGAAGATTTTATCTTGAGGGTCTGATAGATAAGTGTCGCCAGTGATCAACTTAGAATCGAGAGCAATATTCATTGCTACGTTTACGTTCGCAAGCAATGAGTTTGCTACTGCAACACCAGAAACTAAACATTTTGCGTCATCAACGCCAAAGTTTAATTGAAAGACTGTGTTGTTATCTGGAACGCCATCATTATCAAATGCACGATCTACTTGAAGTGTTGCATAGTTTGCTTGCCACCAAGAATTTGCGATAGTGCGTGTTTGTTCGCTAACATTTTGAGAATAATCTGTCTGCTTATAAACAACGACAGGATTTGATGAGGAATTCGCCATAGTATATGCGAACGCTGAGTTAACTGTCAAATTACCTGTGGCTACAGCGGTAACTTCTTTAGCAAAGTCACCAACTCGGACAATATCACCAACACTTACCTTACCAGCAAATGTGCCGTTGTTGTTAGCGTTGACTGTAAAAGTATTTCCAAGAGCGGTTGCATAAACATTCTCAACAGCATCTAATCTAATTGGAAGAATAGTTATTGAGACGTTTGTGTATAATCCATTCGTGCGCGGTAAGAATTGCCCAGAAGCCACGTTTAGAGTTGTTGATGTGTGAGTTCCAGAAGCCTTCAGAACTTTTGGAGTAATGTTCACATCAGTTAGATAAATTCGATAAACACCATTTCCATCAACAATAGATTCAGTGCTATTATCATCACGAATAAAGTCACGAACTCTTGCTGTACCAATCTTAGTATTCTGGTAAATGAAACCATTTGCGGCAGAACCACCCAAACCAACATTGATTTGTGATGATAGTCCGCAGTGAATATCCAACTTTTCCAGTGATGCAATGTTGATAAACGCATTGCCCTGTCCAGGTGATACCACAGACGTTACATACAAGTAATTTCCTGATGATGTATCAACATCAATATCTGATAATTGTTTTACGTCTGCTGCGCTTCTTGGCTTTTCAATATCGATTTTGATTGTGCCGAGCGTTTCAAATTCAAAGCCTTTGACGTATGCCTTACCTGGCTCAATGGCAAGAGTATAGTTATTTGCATCAGTTCCATCTAGAACTGTTGCGCGGAATGGGCGAACTGTATAATCGCCAGATTCATCGAACGTGCGGCGAGCAAGAGTTTTTTCGAGTTCAGCATAAACTGGGTACTTGACTTGTTTGGTGATAATACCATTTTCAAGACGCATCAATTCAAAGAATTGAGCCTCATCAACCACAGAATCAAGAGGGCGAGTTGAGAGCGTTAAATTGAATTGATAACGATCACCGCCTGGAGCTTGATAGTTGAACGATCCTTGTGCTGGATCTAGAAGTGTGGTGTCAATTTCACTGTCTACGATTGTATCAGTAATTTCAAGACCAACCTTTACGTTTGCATTTACGCCATAAGCCTGAGCAACAACAGTCTGATCAGAAACCTGAACAAAGAATCCATCAACGTAGAAAACACCATCGTTGATAGAAACAACAGTTGCTTGTCCACTAGCATTGGATGCAATTAATTGGGCTTGAGTTGTAGTTCCAGCAATTTTAATTACGTCACCATCTTGGAACTCAAGTCCAGTGAGGTATTTTACGATAAGAGTAGGGACACCATCCGTTGGGAAGTAAGTTGCTAGAACTTTTGCTTGCACAGAACCTGATGTATTGCGAACGACCTTGCGATCAAAATCATCGATTTCAATATCAACGTTATTGTAAGATTCAAGAAGTTTAACATGGCGAACTTTATTGTCGAGAGTTAGATTGCCACCGATAACTGGGGAGCCATCCTGGAAAACATGGTCGCCAAATTGCTTAATCTGATTCTGCAGAATAGATTGAATTTGAGTTAATTCACGAGCCTGGACTGCTTTTCCTGGCTTGAAGAGAATGCGCATGTAATTATTATTTTTCGCATTATCCTCAAAATCATCATAATATGGATCAATATTAAATTCCATGTCTTTTTACCTAGAATGATAGAACGATCTTAATCTGATCTATTTGATTGTCTAATCGAACAACGTTTTTACGGTTTTCTGTATACAACATTGTTCCACTAAATGGCTTAATCTCAGAATTTGCGATCTCTAAAATAGGAACTGTTACCCCTGAAGATAACCCCTTAACTGGATCCTGCACATTAAACACACCAGTGATATTATTTATATACAGATAGTTATCGTTCGGATCCCAGTGAGCAACGTTCGCAACCCCTGTTGTATTTGCATCGTCTACCGTAGAACCAACAAATACAGTTTCGTCTTGGACGAAATTAGATGTTCCAGGGTCAGAAACGAATAGTCTTGTCGTCGCGCGAAGATTGTTACCATTTGCATAATAAGTTGTATTATTAGCATATTGATACAGTGGATCTTGAATAATCGAGACCTGATTGAAGTCAAATAATTGAGCAACCTGGCTTACAGGAATCGTCTCGTTCTCAGTTTGAACCAACTCTGTTGAGATCATAATAGTGTGAGCGCCGAGTTCTTCTGGAGGATTAGATCCATGCCCACCAGAGGATGGAGAGAACTGAATATTAAAAGCAGCATTTGATCGTACGATCGTTGCGATTTGTGTGTTCGTAGGTGTATTAACAGCCGCATTTAGGGAGAGTTGAGTGGTAGATACAGTAACCACATTTCTGCTCTCGCCATTAATTGTGACGATATCGTTTACAAAGACATTACCCACAAAATATGGATTGTTTGCGGTATTTGCATACACCGTAGTTCCCGTGACGTTCACCGTTCCAGGAAGAGTCACAGCACCTAGTTTATTCGTATCTGTAACAGTAACAGTTCCAAGAGTATAATTGTTGCCACCGTTGAGAATCGTTACTCCAGCGATAACACCACCAGAAACGGTCGCGACGAGATTTGCATTCGCGCCGTCTGCTCCAGTAATCTCGAGGATACGAGCAGTGTTAGAATTGCCGCCGTCGATATGACCTGAACCACCCCAAAGCACTTCAATAATATCAATCGCGCCCTGCGTAGTTCCAGCCACAACAGCTTGATCTGTAAGAACAGGCATCCATTTAGCATTAAAGAATTTTTGCTTTAAACCTGCTGGAATAGTGTACATGTATTTCCACTTATAACCGTCGCCAGTTTGAATAAATGGACTTTCTGGCAGCTGACCATCAATGTCGATGGTTGGTTCTATAGTAGAAACAGCATCGTTGTTATCATAAAGACACTTAAACACTTGATCGCGACTATTTCTTACATAGAAATTATTTGCGTAAAGAGGATATGTGTTTGAAACTGTTGAGACACTAATATTGGAATTGGAGTAAGTAAGCCCAGAGTTGAGAGAAATGACTTTGCTGCTTCGAATGGCTACGATTTCTCTGTCATCTGTATTAATCCTAATAACATCGCCAACGGTGCGCGCACTAAAGTCAGCGGAATTAGCAACAACAGTCTTATTATTTCGAACTAATACGACTGATCCGCCTGTATTAGTATTTGCATATGCACTATTGACAATCAAATGTGTATTATTTGTTACCGAAACGACCGTCTTAACTGCCAAGTTTACAGCGATTTGATCTCCAGGAAAGATATAATTCGTGAATGATGTTCCATTTCCAATAACGACATTTGAGGCTGCGATGTTAGCCGTTCCTGCGAGAGTTGTATTAGCGTTTGCATTTGCAGTTCCAATAGCATTAACATCGGTGTATGTGAAGATATTGATATGGTCTTCATATTGATCATATGAAATACCAGAAGCCCAGTCTACGCGAGCAGCGACGAGCTGCATATCGCTTGGCTGGATCTTTTTTAATCCGATTAAGTTTCTGTAAATTGAGTTCTCGTCAATCGTTGAAAATACAACTTCATCGACATCCGTGACTGAAGAACCAAAGTCTAAAGAACGACCGATTCCGATATATGCATTTGAGTCTACTGAAAAGTGATCTTTCACGTCCTCAGCGATAAATTTACCGAAACATGGAGATATAGATGCTTTCATTTTTTATCCGAGATCTTTGGTGAGAGTTAGAACTCTATAGTCATATGATTCAACTGCATAGAGGTATTTATCTTCTGCTGCATTCGTGAATGCTAGGTTTACAGTTAGGTTAGCGTTGTTACTAATTGCAACAACCTGTCGAATTTCATTATTGACAGTAATATTCATTCCAATCGCAACGTTACCCACAAAATAGGTAACATTTGGTGTTGTGGTGTTTCCTGTTACATAAATTCCGCTGGCATTAACAGTTCCAGCGATAGTGATTGGTTTATTATAGTTTGGCACAATCAAATACACAAGACCCGAAGTATTCGCTTGAAGTGCGACATTTGTTGTGATAGTCTTTGATCCTACTGAAACAACATTTGCGTTTTGTGTAGTTGCTCTCTTATAGAAAATATTTCCAGTCGCTTCGTTCAAGAATGAGGAGTTTACATTCATAACAGTCGCGCTAGAGATATTGACAATTTGTTTAATTTCGTTATTCACCTTAATCAAGTCGCCCACGAGCAAATCAGTACTAAAGTTAGTTGAGGTTCCAACAATCTTACCGTTCTGAGTAAAGACTTGGACGCTACCAGTTTGTGCTTTATACACATTCGAGGTTGCGATATTAAAGGTCACATTATCTCCAGCCACAATCATTTGCGCAAGAGTATTAACATTTCCTGCAATCGTAAACACAGTATTGGATAGTTTCACCACTGCATTTCCGCTTTCGCGATATGTGAATGGAGTATTGACTGTGAGATGCGTGTTATCAGTGATTGCAATAACTTCTCTAATTTCGTTATTGACTTTAATTACATCATTCGCGGCAAGTTGTGTTGTAAATGTAGTTCCCGAACCTAGAATGATTGAATTTGCTTTATAAAGCGGTAATGTGTTTCCAGCATTTGTAAATTTGGTATTCGTTTCGAGATAGGTATCATTTGCACGAACTGTTACTCGACGAATTTCATTATTGATTGTGATAATATCACCAACGTTAATTTGTGGATCAAAGTTTGTACCTGATCCAATTACAACGTTTGATTGAGTATAGATTGGTGTTGTTTCTGCATGATATGTGAATGCTGCATTAACTTCTACTGAAGTATTGCTATCGACGAGAACAACAGATCTAATTTCGTTATTTACAGTAACAAGATCACCAATAGTTAAGTTTCCGATAAAGTATGTACCGTTACCACTGATAACAGCAGAGGAAAGAACTGCTGTATTACCTGTACCTGACTGTGAGAATACTGAATTAACAAAAAGATGTTGATTGTTAGTAATCGACGTCACACGTTTTGTTTGATTATTAATCGTGATAATGTCGTTTGCAACAAGTTCAGTTGTGAATATGGTATTATTACCCACAACCACATTCGACGTTAGAACATTTACCGTTCCTGTCAAGTATGGATTTACGTTAACATTTCCTGTGAGAGCAGGATTAATTGTTACTGTTCCAGTTACTGCAGGATTTGTTGCAACAGTTCCTGTAATCGATGCATATGCTACGTTACTGTTCATACGACCTTGACCAGTAATAATAAAATTACTCTCAAGTTCAAGTTCAGTGTTTGAATTGACTGCGGTAATAAGTTTCGTTTGAGTTCTAAGTGAACTATCATTTGCAATAGAATTTTCAGAGAACGCACCACTATAACTTAGAATAAACAAGTCACCAACGTTGACTTTGGTGTTGGCTAAACCGCCACCAATACTATTCGTGAAATCGGTTCCGTATCCAGTGATTACATCTGAACGAGAATTTAGTACACCGACTCTAGAACTATCGTATTTTGACAAGAATACGTCAGCGTTCGATTTAGTGTCAACGCCCATATTATCGCCACTTAAAACAATTCTCTTTGCAGAAAGTATGAGACCAGCTGGATGTGAAATGTTCTTTAATGTAGTTTCATATTCGATTAGATCTTTTTCAGCTTGGATGATGTATGAGAAGTTATGGTAGATCGTATCGTCTTGCAAAACCTTATCAGCACTTGGGAATCCATCTGTGTTTAAGAAGAACCCATTGAATTCAATTAGACCATTAGCAAATTGAGCATTGGCTCGCGCGCGACCATTACCGTAATACATTGGATTTGGAAGATCAGCGACTGATTGTGGATAGAACGTTGACGGTCCAGTTCCAACTAATATTCCGCGAGCAGGAACTGGAACTCTTTCACCAGTATCAACGCTGATAAGAACATTGTTTGCAGTCTTCAATAACTGCGTGGTGTCAATTGTTCCAGAGTAATTATACAAACGAAGAAGGTTTGATGTACGATTATATGACTTCACATTTGCTCTAAACGTAGATGTTTGAAGTGAAGTTCCCTGGTAGATGTATTCTTGTTCGTATAGAGTCTCAGAATCTGGAATTGGGCTGACGACTGTATCCACAACCTTGAGAGAAACCGTTGGTGTGCTGACATAATCATAACCACGATAGAGTAGTCGAATATCTTGAACACGACCAATAGCAGAGGTATCTATTGTCTCAACAAATCCATCGCCAAACAAATATCCAGTGAGTGTGGCTTCTTCTCCATCTTGCTCATAAATTGTTTGTGATGTTGCATTTGCAGTAAATGCAGTATTTACTAGTAAGTGAGTTGAATTCGTGATCGTCGTAACGCGACGAATCTCATCGTTGATTTTAATTATGCTTCTTGGAGACACAGCAGTTAAGAAAGAAGTACCAGAACCAACAACGATTCTGCTTTCATTATTAACAGTTGCAGTACCTGTTAAAGTTTGATATGTTTTTGTTGCTCTTTCTACATAAACTTCTGGTCTTGTAAGATACCCTTCGCCGCGATTGTCGAGAATAATAGACTGAATGGCGCCAGTAGCATTTACAGACTGCACATATCCGTTTGCCCCATATCCTCTACCGACAAAAACTAATCCATCACCAGCTGAATATGCTGTTCCTGGACTATCGATATAAACGTGAGCAACTAATCCAAGATCTTTAAACGTTTGCCAAGTATCTAATTTGTCTTGTCTTTCAGTTGAATTATTATAATCATAATCTTCTGACCAATTCGTATCATAATGCGATGTAATGTCTAATGATGGTTCAGCGCGGAATCCGTAGCCACCATCAATCACTGAAATTGCAGCGATTCCGCCAGTGTTAACTGATGTGAAATCTAGACACTGGATAATCATTGCATCTGCGTTTGCATTAAGAGAAGAACTAGTTATAGAATTATAGTTCCAAGTCTTTCCGCTATTTGCTGCAATAAGTTGCGAACCAGAACCCAAGAAAATGTCTGCTAAAGTGCCAGAGTATTGTGCATCATAGATGAGAAGTCCACCAGTCGCATCAGGACCGACTGAATCTGCAAACACGCCTATTCTGTAAGCATTTTTATTGGTTAATGTGGAAGAGTATGCTGATGTTACAACAAGATGTTCGTTGTTCGTAATAGAAGAAATCGTTTGATCTTCACCATCAACTCTTAGAGTTTGACCAGTCTTTAACTCATACGAAAACTGAGTTCCTGCTCCCCAAACCGTTCCATTGGCGCTGTAAACATTTACCGTGCCGCTAATTCGTGTGTTGCCATTTGGTGTTGCAACCTTACCGACAAACAATGCGTCGAATTGATTGTTACCATTTGCCCAAACAGTTTCAAAGTTTTCGAAATAATCAGTGTAATCTTCTTCAGTAACATTGAGAACAAGATTAACATTATTTGGAGTCATTGGAGCAAAATTTGCTGATCCAATGAGTGTATCTCCAAGGAACTCGATTGATGTTAAATCATAATTAATCGTTTCTAAGAAATTTCGTTGGCTATTTGATGTGCACGCAGACGTGTTTAAACCAATGACGCGCAAATCAGTGGATGAATTTGCTTCATCATCATCAACACCTAACGTTCTTAATACAACGACTTGAGTGTTATAATGTTCTCTATATCCGTAGCCAAAAAAGATTGGAGTAACAGCTTCAATAGATCCACGCGTCACGTTACCAACGAGTGCTGCTGCATCGTTTGCTTCAGCAGAAGTACCAAGACCTCCAGTAATAACAACAGGATCACCTACGTTATAAAGCAAACCGCGACGACGCTGACGCGGATCTGTGCGAATATTTGAATCAACTCTAACATTCGACAATGTTCCGATGATACGTTCGCGGAAAACGCGATCGATACCATTTACATCGACATAATTTACGATAATATCTTCGCCGTTATTAAAGTATTTTGTGATGTTTGAGATATAAATCTCAATAATTTCTCTACCATTTGTTTCATCGATCGTACGATTTGCCGACTCAATAATACAAGTCGCGCCTGAAACCGAACCGACAACGAGTTTCTTTTCTAGAAGATTAACATCAACGTTCTTGTTTGATTCACCGACAGTAATTCGAAATGCTCTTGGCTTCTTCCACTTACCGTCAGAAGCAATAAGAATTTGCTCTTTTGGATAGTTGATTTCTAGGTCAGTATCGTAAAGTGCCTTAAAGAGCCACTTGAGTGATTCTTCGCTACCTTTCTTGCTGTAATATTCTCTTGCACTTTTGAGAATCTTTTTAATGTCAAGTGATGGATTCTCTGGGAAATATGGTAACAATTCATCTTTAAAATAACGAACAAACTCGTCTGGAGTTTCGTCAATGTCACGATAATCACCAATCTGCATAGCATGATAGATTGTATTGCCTGCAGTGTTAGATATTCCAGCTGGAGCATTTTGTTCCAACCATTGATAGTACAATTCAATAAATCTTTTGAATTGTGGATGGTTTGCTTTGACGAAGTCTGGTAACTGCGTCTGAACAAGTGCTGATATAGTTTTTTCAGCTGCTGCCATATTATGACTCGACAATAGCGTTTACAGTTACTGATAGTGCGGCTGGATCTGACTGATCAAGTGTAATAATTCTATTTCTTTCGGAAGAGAATATTTTCTTAACAGGAGTGGCTATTATTACAATCGTTCCAAATGGATCTGAGATCGCAGTTGGGAAAAAATTGTTTAGCGTTATAGTTCCAGTTTTATAGTCAACAGTTCCGATATTCTCAACAACTGTTTTCTTAATTGAATTAATAATGGTGAAGATCTTTAACTGACCCACACGACCCTGAAGAATTGGTCTTACTGTGGCGTTAACACCACCACCACCCTCAATTCGAGCAATGGCAGAAGTATATCCACTTCCTGGATTTGTAATAATAACTTTACGAAGCGTTCCGTTTACAATGAGTGCTTGAGCTGCTGCACCTGTTCCATCACCATCAATATAAACTGATGGTGTAGATGTATAACCACTACCTGCTGCAGTCACTTCAATTTCTTCAATGCCTGTATAAGACTGCAAGATTTCTTCAATAAAACACTCACGATCAACGTTCGAACTATCCAAATAGGTAAATGATGGAGTTGTTGTTATGCGCTGTAAAGTTGTACCCTGTTGAAGTTCTGTTCCGAAGTTAATCTCATAACTCTGAGAGCGAGTTGTGTCTGGAGCAAATCTTTTCTCAATATAGACCTTAATGTCATTACTCATGATTGAATTCTCAGAGTCATCAATTGCTCTAGACAACTGAGAAACTTTAAATGAGTTATTAAAAGTATCTAGATTTGTATTTGCAAAATTTCTAATCGCAGCAGTAATAACACTCTTAACTTCTTCACCAGTTCTATTTGTTTTAGTTGGGTCGAAGTTTACGTCCACAATTAGATTTAAATAGTTATAGTCGGCAGCAACGTATTCTGGAGTCACAGTAAGCACTGAGAATGGACGAATAACATTATTCTTTACATACTCAATTTCTGTTACAGTAATTTCATAACCACCAAGTGGTTTAGCCGTAAAGAATACCTTGCCATAAACAGGAGGAACATTATCCTCTCCACCCCACACATTCACTGCTTCGAAGTATGGATAATCGCGATTAATAAGTGCGATATAATCGTTCTTTGTCACAGCGCGATTTTGAGCAATATATGATTTTGGCGCAGTAAACTTAATTTGATCGATAGTTTCTTCTGGTGCACCAGATGTAGATTCGCTTCGAAGAGTAACTGTAATTGTTGAGCCGTTTAATACATTATCGAGTAATCTAAAAGATTTTAATCCATTGGCATTAATACCAGTCGTAACAACATAAGAAACGATAACGATATTTCCATCTTGTAATTGTTTTCCAATTACTCCATCACCAAAATAAATTTGGTATCTTCCATTTTTATTTTCTTCGAGATAATATACGAGTGCATTCTCATCAACATCAGTCGCATCTTCGGCTAGAATGTAAGTTTCTAAGTTTGCGTTTTGAGCTGACTTTTGAACTGCAACTACTAAAGTTGAAGTATCAATTCCAACATCTTGAAGTTCAAATACTTGTTTAGGATTTGTATCGGATGTATAAGTGTATGTAAATGTAACTGGCTGACCTTCTTTAATCTCTAGATTTTCTACATTAAACAAGCCAGTTGTTGTATTTTTAGAAACAATACGAGCAGAAGGGGTCACAAAAATATAATTAATTCCGTCCTTCGTTTCAGAAACAAATCTTGTAAAACGAGGGATTACAATAGAACTATTTGAATCGTTTGCAACTGGTGTGATAGTTAGATCGATCGCTGCTTTTGAAGAGACGCGAGAACGTGGCGTGTAACCAAGAAGTTTTGCGTGCGATACCACTGCACCACGAGTAAGTGCAGTATCGATAAACATTTCATTAGATACCATATTTAAATAGTAGCCCATGTAATGCGTGTTATATGCAAGAACATCTAGAAGCGTAGATAAACCAGAACCTTCGAAATTGTAATCGCTAAACTCGGTCTGAGCCTGCATAAACTCCTTCAAATTTGTTTTGATTGTATCGAAGTCTAGTTCAGCAACTTGAAGTTTTGCGTCAATATTTGCCATGTTATCTTACTCGTTCTAGGAAGAATGTGATTGTTATAGGTTGTGGGTCGTTTCTAACTATAAATTTAACAGAAACATCATATCCATTCTTATCATAATCAGGAATTACAACAACGTCAAGCAATTGAACACGAGGCTCATAATTTGTAATTGTTCTGATAATTTCTTCAGTTATGTTATTCGTAGTAATATTGTCAATTGGTTCAAACAAATATTTCTTCAAATTACATCCAATCTCTGGACGAAATAGTCTTTCATAATGTGCCGTCTGAAGAAGATTACCGATCGATTGAGCGATTGCGCTTTCGTTCGTTTTCTTCAAGATATCCTCAGTAATTGGATTTGGCATAAAATCCATATCGATATCGCTAAATGTTCTAGATGCTAATGCCATTTTTTACTCAGGTTTCTGTCGCCGAAATTGCTGAACTGAATGCGCTTTTCGCGCTGCTCGTCCCGATTCTATTAAAAAGTGCATACCCAACGCTACTTGTGTCTGAAAATTGAGAAGCCACACCCACCACCGTCGTTGCAGCAGTTAAGGTATTGCTCGCTTCATTGAATGCATGTGTATCAGAGTCAACAACAGCGTTCATTGTATTTGCATGATTATTTATAAGGAGTTGGCAATCGGAAACAAGACTAGAAATTTCAGCCGAATTAGCCACAGAATCGAGTCTAGAGATTCGAGCCAACTTATCATTTACAACGTATTGCAGTGAGTTAGTGATATTTGATAGTTTAGTGTCCGAAAACAGAGCCGAAGCAGTGTTTGAAATAAAATCTGCAGCATCTTCTCCAGTAAGACCCTTTAGAGTGTTTCCTGCATCTTTAATTTTGTTAAAATCAGGAATAGCGTCGGAAATAGAACTAGCCTGTCCTGATAGTAATTGAGTATGAGACTGAAACTCGGTCAATGCATTCTGTATTCCAGTGATTCCGTTCGTTAAACTGCTTAATTGACCACCTGTAAGTTTCGATGTGACAGCAGAAATTTGACTTGTTACACCTGAGATCTGAGACCCAAGAGCACCTTCTAATGCAGACATAGGATTTTGTGTAAGAGTGGTGATCGCTCCAGCTGCAGCCTGAACCTGAGAGATTATTCCTCCAAGTTGACCACCTATGGCGCCAAGACCACCAGCCTTAATTGCAACAGGAATTCCACCGATTGTTGTGGTTGATGTTTGCTGTAAGAACGAACCACCCATGTGGAGACGATCCATAACCGTAGATTTGAGTTCTGAAATAATATATGCTTCTGCTTTGGTTACGAATCCCATTTTATCCTCCCGTATTTGCTGAGGTCACAGCAATATTTACCGTTTCAGTTTTAGGATAAAGTTTCTTAGCCGTGACTGTTACGATTTGAACGAGACCATTATTTTTAGTTTTATCGATTTCTTTTTGAATATCAGAGTCAACATTAAAGTCTATATTCTTCGAAAATGCGCCTTGTGCAATCGTATCGATCTTTCCGAGAATTTCAGATTTAGATGCACCAACAAGGGATAAAATATCTCCGCGAGAGTTATTAATTGACGATTCAGCGCCAGCGACCTTCGCTGCAATTTCACCAATCGGTAGTGATGAGGCAAGATCTTTGATCGTTGAGTCGAGTGTACCCTTTAGATCCCCAACAACGCCAGAAATAGAAGAAGTCAAACCACTTACTGTTTTTCCGAGTGCACTTCCTAAAGTGCCACCAAGAGCACCACCTGATGTTGCTGCACCTACAGCGGAAGTCACTGCACTCACTGCCGAAGAAACGGCACCTGTTGCCGCATTTGCTGCAGCAGTAAAGGTAGAACCAAGAGTTGAAACTGCATTACTTCCTGCAGCTGTTGCCGCCGCTTGAGTTGCCGCACTTTGCGCAGCTGAATTTGCAGCTGCTTCACCTGCCGCAGCCTGTGTGCCGCCACCAGTGATTCCTGCTCCAGATGCAGACCCAACAGAACCACTTTGCAGATTGACCTTTGCCGCAGGAATGTCGACTGTTGCGCCACCAAGACCAGCTGTTGCTCCCTTGAGATCAAGACGTCCACCAGCAGTAAATTTGCCAGCCCCACCTGCTTTTAGGTCCATGGAACCTGTTGATTCAATATTGACCGAGCTTCCCTTAATTTTGATTGCTCCGTCTGCAGCCATATTAATTGCAGCTGCTTCTATGTTTACAGTTGCGGTCTTAAGATTAAAATTACCTTCGACTGTAATGACTGCCTTACCTTTGACGTAGATAAAATCATCGCCCATGATCACTTCATAATTGTCTTTTTGTACGCGCTCGACTTTATTTCCGTCTTTATCGACTTCGAAGTACGATCCATTTCGATGAGCCAAATGAACGCGCTCTTTTCCTGGAGTATCATCTAATTCAAAGGCATGACCTGATTCAGTCTCAAGTGCATAGTTGTAAGGATACTTTGGTGCAAATGCTGGAGCTGGTTCTGACCAAGTTACTCCACCTGCAGACTTTATACTTTTCTTTAGATTCTTTTTTCGTGTAGCAATAATTGTACTGTCTGCCTTTCCGCGAGAAAGGCGATTTGTCGTTGCTTCTTTGAGATACTTTGACTTTGGATATGCCTCAGCATTATCATCTGGTCTCTTTGGCGCATCACCAAAACTTTTTCTTGGATCGTTAAATCCATCTTCATATCTTGGCTTTTGCTGCGGCTTTCCTGGCAGAACACCCATAATGACTGGATTCTGCGCAGAGTTGCCATCCATGAAGAAACCGAAAACCATATCACCCTCTTTTGGAGTGTATACAGCAGGATGATTTACTGGGACAACTGGATGCGCCCAAGGAAGAACATTTGTTGGAATCTTTTTCTTATCTTCAGTGTGCCAACCAAAACAGCGAACACGAACACGACCGAGTTGTTCTGGATCTTGGCGGTCTTCAACAACACCAACCCACCAAACGAACCCCTCAAGACCTATAAAATTTTTGCGCGCTTTCATGTATATTTACTCGTCACTTTTTCAAGACCCTCTTTTGCTGCAGGAATCTGTTTTGAGAATGAATCGGAAACGAGTTCCACAATACTCTCAAAATCTCCCTTATCAGCACCAGAGAATTTATGGCAAATGGCAGAAACAAGATAATTGCCAGTGCGATATTCATCTAATGTTTTTCCAGATTTATCAGCACCTTCAAATTTGGGAAACTCATACTTGACAACGTCACCTGCTCTTAAGAAAATATCACCAGGAATAATAATGTTAATTTTTGTATTGTGCATTGCCATCATGTGTAATGCACGATTCATCATCCACTTATCGCGATCGCTTTCTTTTTCTGATGCGGTATCATTTATTGCAATATTTGTTAAGAATAAAGAATCATAAGTTTGTGTTATAGGGACTTTGTCTAGATTTTTAAGTCCGTTAATTGGTTTAAATTTATTCAGAAGATTACCCTGTGCTTCTGCAATTTCTATTGAATAATTATTATACTTGAAGGACTGATTAAAGATATCAACGGATAATAACTTAGAGGCATAACCACCATGAGACATCATCTTTAGAGTATCAAATTCACCTCTAATCTCAAATTTATCAATTGAATCTTTATTATTTGCAGGATCTTGCTCTACAGTCTTAATTTCGTATTTTAACGTTTTAAGTGGCTTTTGCTTAATTAATGTGTTATATGATTTAAACTGAAATGCATCGCGGTCTTCATAAAAGAAATAACAAAATTTCTTACTTGCGTCGTAGGAGCGTGATGCTGCCCACTGTATAACTTCAATCGGAGTCATTCCTGGAACGACTAAATCATATACACCAGAAGTGCCTTCTAATTTTCCAATCTTAGAATCATCGACTTTTAATTCATTCTTAAGAATGTCTTTAATAATGTCGACAGTCTTTTGACTTTTATATGCCTTACTCACACGTTTTTGATTTGAGAACACGAGTTCTTCTGAGCAAAAATAAAGCGTAAAAATTTGCCCTGAGTCAGAGCCTGGTTTTCTTCCACCAGTTTTATATACTCTAAAGATTTTTTGAATAGGTTTTCCGAGCGATGGTTTATCAATAGAAAGTTTTAAATACTCGTTTCCGCAAAAATAAAAATTATTAAAGATGTCATGACCGTCTTGAAGTAGAATAGTTCCTGTCATTACAGGAGAATAGATGTCCTGGAATAATTGAATTTCCATGAATATCTTTCTTAAGTCAACAACCTGACCTCCCGAATTTATCAAATCCAGGATCTTTACATCAAAATTCTTAGAATTAGTTATACCAACGTCTTCAGCCATTGCTCATCAACTGCTTAAATTCTTGCTCGACCTGAGCGACATACGCAGGGTCAAGAAGTTTAATTTTACGACGTTTTTCATTTTCATTAATTTCATACTGATAATTTGATACTGCCTTATTTCTTGTTACGATGGTTGCAACTTGATTATTCTCTAGTGTCTTTTGCTCTGTGCTTACAACTAATGATGTATCAGCAATTGATGGAACTGTTCTATCAACCAAAGTTCCAGTCACAAAATTGTATTCTTTGTCCGAGATGATAGAAGTTGTGACTGTTTGATAAAACTGCACGCCATTAAATGTGATGGTTGTTGTCACCTCTTGTTCGTAATGATGTATTTGTGTTTGCGCGGCGATCAAAGTCTGATCGTATTTGTTTTGAATATACTCATCTAAAACTTCTGTTTTAAGAGGAAAATCATAAGAAGGATTGATTAGTTTATTGAATAACAATACAAGCCATGATCTGTATGAGTCGCCATAAATTTTATGTGCGATAATCTCAGGTGAATCAGAATCTTGAACCTGATACTCAAAATACACAGATGAGTTATTTGATACTTCTTTTAAAAACGTCGAACGAGCAAAGATGTTTGTAACGGCTTGCTGATTGATCGAGTTCTTGTCAAACGTGTAACTTATTTTCGGAAAATAATTGAAATAACCTAGAGCAGCCATTAATAACCTTCCTCAATGCGACCCTTGTGCATAAGTTCGAGTTCTTTAAATCTTAATTGCATTGCAATGTCAACAGGCATACCGTCGTCGAACGTAGTCCATTGTCCTGCTGCAGCATAGTTTACATCAATACCAACTAAAACACACGAGGAAATTTTATGAATGTTTAGATTTTCTTTTCCATTATAGAAAAACTTAATATCAAACTCAGCAGGTGGAACAAAGAAGCGTCCAGAAGCACCTTTTAATAATTCTGGTGCTGAGTGAAACTTAAATTCTTTGATAATTTTGCGAATTGCATCGGCTTCGGCTTGGCTTCTTGGTGACATCTTAAAATCAAATAGAAACTCACGATGACCTGTTTTTTGATAGAGAACTTCTACTTGAGGATTTAACGCCAAACCTGCTGAGAATAAAAGTGCCTCTTTAATTCCACCACCAAACGCTCCAGACTTTTCAGCTAATGTTCCTGCAAGTTCAGCCATTGAACCTGCTCCAGCACCCTTTAGATCTGCTTTTGCACCAGAGCCAAATGTATCGCTAAAATAACCTTCAATAGAAGATCCAACGCCAGCCGCACCTTGACCAATGGCACCAACCATTCCGAGAGCGTCAGTCATAGAAACTTCACCATACTCGTGAACGATTTGTTGGTTTATCGTATCTGGCATATACATTGAAATCGTAGACTTAATTCGTTTAGTCTTACGAGAAAGATCGATAGCACTTACAATTGAAGAACCAATAAGTCCGCCAACTGCACCACCGATAACTGCACCACCCACTCCTGCGACTGGACCACCCAACTCACCAGCAATACTTCCCACAGCACCACCGATAGCGGCACCGAACATACCGCCTGTGCCTTCGGCAAAGAGTTGCCCCATTTTACTGTCGCTGATAATAGAATTACCAGATGAAATCTGAGCGAATCCTGCTGAGGCATCATTGGCACGATTTTGATTCGCAACAGGACCTATTTCTGTTCTTTGCGAAACGTTATATTTGGATTTTTCTTGCACGTTTACATAGAAGGTTATGTAATGCAATCCCTCAAAATTATTAGTTCCAAGATTAATCGGATAGCGTAAATCGGTGGTAGAGAATGAATTTTTAGCAAGGGCAGCAAGTGGTCCCTTTGCCTCGTTTGGATCTAAACTTCTAGATACACTAGTGATGCTTAATGGTGTTGACATTAATTGTTCCGAGAGGTCTAAATAAATCTATGGCTTATTCAGGTAGATACAGTCCGAAAAATACCAATAAATATTTAGGTGATCCGACAAACATCTGGTACAGATCGTTGTGGGAGCGCCGAGTTATGGTGCACCTTGACTCTAACCCAAGTGTTATTCAGTGGTCTAACGAGGAAATCATTATTCCATATTTATCGCCTGTAGATAATCGTTGGCATCGTTATTTTCCTGACTTTTTTGTGAAAGTACAGAATAGGATTGGTGTGGTTGAGTCTCTCATCCTAGAGGTGAAACCTAAAAGCCAATCCGTTCCTCCACAGAAGAAGTCGAAGATTACACGAAGATACATCAATGAAGTGATGACTTGGGGCGTCAATGAAGCGAAATGGAAGGCTGCGACAGAGTATTGCAAGAATAAGCAATGGACTTTTAAAGTTATTACAGAGGAAGATCTCGGAATCTAATGCCATCACTATTCGATAAATTAAGTCGAGAAATGACCGCTGCTGGTATTCGACCACGAAGCGCAGAAGCCAGAACATGGCTTGGCAATAAACTAATGGCACTTCGAATGCCAGCCGATCGTTCGAATGTGCTAAATGACGCTAGAAGAATTTCTCCGAGAGCATTTATAGGTCGTATGTACACCTATCAGTACGACCCGAAACTTAAAGATGTTCTCCCAGTTTGGGATAAGTTTCCTCTAGTCATTCCCATAGAAATGTACCCAGACGGATTCTTAGGGTTAAACCTACATTATCTCGATCCATACAGTCGACTCGCTCTTTTAGATCGCTTGCACGATTTTATAAACAACGATAAATATGACGATACAACAAAGTTTCGTTTATCGTATGATTTGCTCGCGAAATCGCGCAGATATAAAATGATTCAAGACTGTCTAAAAAGATATCTATTGAATCATATCGTTTCTTCTATGATTTACATTGAGCCGAATAATTGGGAAACTGCGATCTTCTTACCAACGCAAAAGATGGTGTATAAAAGGTAATGGCATTTAATGTAAACAAATTTATCGCGCACTTCGATTCTCACGCTGGATTTGCTAAATCATCGAAGTTCGACGTTCTAATCAATGTACCATCCGTTTTAATGGGTATGGCGACATCCGAACAATTATCGCTGCAGTGTGAAGCAGCAGAACTTCCAGGTTATACACTTAACACGATTGAAAACAAAATCTTCGGAGCAGCGACGCCACTCGCAGGCACTCCTTCATTCGGAGATGTTTCGTTTACCTTTATCTGTGCTGGCGATCTTTGGGAAAAGAAGTTTTTCGATGCGTGGTTAAATTACATCATTCCAAAACAAACCTATCTTGTAAACTACAAGATGAACTATGTGACCGATATTGTAATTCGCCAATATAGCGAATTTATGCCAATGAATCCGCAAGAAAATGTACGAGAGGGTTCGTTAGAAAATGCAACTGATGGACTTCCTCCAGAACTTGTAAGCCAAACTCAATCCCTTGATGATCCGACAGCACGTAAGCCACATGTCAGTTATGCATGTACACTCATTAATGCATTCCCAGTTACAGTTAACGCATTAAATCTAAACTGGGGAACTGACGATATTCATCGATTAACAGTTGCATTTAAGTTCGATCGTTGGTTACCACTTGAAACAAATTCATTAGGTGATGTGACACCAGTACAATCAGCACCAAATCTTGGTGATAATGAGCGCACATCGCAGTCACAAGGTTCATTAATTAATACGCCGATGGGACCAATGAGAACACGACCAACAAATGGTGCTGTTGATTCATTGTTGAGATCTCAACCAGCATTTGGAACAAGAATATAACATGGAGTAAATTATGGCATTACCGAAAATTAGTTATCCTACATTTGATGTGCATTTGACATCACTGAATAAAAAGGTAAAGTTTCGACCGTTTCTAGTGAAAGAAGAAAAATTACTTTTGATGGCGAAGGAAGCTGAAGATCTTCCCTCGTTGCTTGATACCGTAAAGCAAATTATTAATAACTGCTGTCTTGACGAAAACATAGATATTGAGGATTTGCCATTATTTGATCTCGAGATGATCTTCATTCACCTTCGACTTCGCTCAGTTGGAGAAACATTAGAACTTACATACAAGTGCGAGAATGTTGTCGAAAACGAGCGATGCGGAAACAGTATGGTGTTTGACGTTGATCTGAATAAGGTTGAGGTTGTAGTTCCAGAAAATCATTCTAATAAAGTTATGATTTCTGAAAGTATTGGAATGGTACTCAAGTATCCTTCAATCAATATCTCAACTTCTATTGCGAATAAAGTAGAAGGTTTAGAAAATATTTTAGATCTGATTTATGAACACTTAGATTATGTTTTTGATGAAGATTCGAAATATGAGTCTGAAACGTTCACGAAAGAAGAGTTTTATGAGTTCTTGGGTTCTTTAAGTTTAGATCAACTTGAAGTGTTTAAGAATTTCTTTTCAACTCTACCTTATGTGCAGACATCAAAAGAAGTTATATGTAACAAGTGTTCTTTTAACCATATGATCGTTGTAAAAGGAATCGACGATTTTTTCGGTTAATGTTTGGTTATGACAATTTGGCGAATTATTTTAATTGTAACTTTGGCTTGATTCAGCACCATAAGTATTCATTGAGCGACATTGAGAATATGTTGCCGTGGGAACGTCAGACCTACGTGAACATGCTTATGAATTGGTTGAAAGAGGAAAAGGAAAGGATTAAGTTGCAAGAGTTGCAACGAAAATCTGATTTTGCAAAAGTTACACGAACGGCTAGAAAAAGAAGATGAAGATAAAAACCGACGCAAAAAGTTTATCGGGGTTGACGAAAAAGAACCGCGAGAAACGTCGTACAAAACCGAAAGGGTCAGAAGAGGAAGTTCAAAACTTACTCGAGATGCAACGCGAAGCCGTCCAACAAAAAATGGGCGAGGCTGGTGGCGGCACCATAAGTCAAAGTGTTGGTGGTCTAAAAGGGCTACAAGAAGCATACAATCTTCAAGAAGAATATAAAGTCGCCAAGTCAGGCGTTCAATCACGCTATGGTAAGTTTGCAAAGGCATTCGGTCTTGCTGACGAGAAACAAGCGGCAATGATTGATAAACTTTTCGGCAAGAAAGTTCCTGAAGAGGAACTCAAGAAAATGCGCGAAAAGTATAAGATTAAAGACGAGAAAGACGAGAAAGAAGAAACAAAAGAAAAGAAACCAAAGGTCAAAAAAGAGCAGTCTGAAAAATCTAAACAGCGTGATGAACAGATTACAAAGATCTATGAGCTCTCTCAAAAGATAGAGGAGATCGTTGCTGGAATCAAATCATCAGTTGATGGTGTTGCGAATAAACTTCGCGCCAGCCCTGCGAAAGAAGCACCGAAATCCAAAAAAGAAATGCGAAAACTTGAGAAACAAGCAGGTCTCAAGTATTCAAAAGAAGCAAGTAGATATCGAGACGAAAAAACTGGTAAGTTTGTAAGTAAAGAAACTGCTCGTCAGAGAATGAATATTGCTCCAACGGCTTCTGCAAGTAAGGTCCAAGCAAAATCTGCTGCGCCAATTGCTGGGGCAGCAGGTGCAGCAATGGCACCATCACCAACCGCAACTAAAGAAGTTGATGCCGATCTAAAAAGCCAAACATTAAAAGAAACCGAAGCACCAGAAGAAAAGAAAGACGATACTGGCGAGAAACTTGATAAACTCACTAAAGACGTCAAGAAACTAGATGACGGCATTAATGATATTCTTGACATTTTCTCACTCAAGAGTTTTTATAAACTCATTGGTGGTGCAATCGGATTTGCTATTCCATTTCTAAAAGAAGCAATCGGATTCATTTGGAATATCGGCAGTAAAGGTGTTAAGTGGGTTATGGAAATCGTAACTCCAATGTGGGAAAAACTTAAACAGTTTTTAGCAGATGTTAGATTAGATATTCCAGAAATAATGGGTCCTGTTGAAGTTGATCTACCAGGATTTGATCCATTTACACTTGGTCCAATTGGTGGTTTCACATTCGAACCATTTAAGTTTTTAAAGAAACCAGTTGAGGGTCCAGAACAAGTAACGCCAGTATCAAAAGGAGAAGCCGAGAAGCGCAGAGAAGTAGCACCAGCACCAAGAGGTGGTGGCGGTGCGCCAGCACCAGCTCCAAGTGGTGGAGGTGGTGGCGGAGGCGGTGGTCAGTACGATCAATATCAAAATAAGGTCGTGCCAAGTGGTGGTGGCGGCGGTGGAGCTGCGACAGGTGGTGGAGGTGGTGCACCAGCATCTAGTGGTGGCGCTCCAACGGCTACTCCTTCTGGATCAAACATGCCAGGAGGTGCTGCACCAGCTGGTGGTGTCGGCGGCGCAGGTGGTAGTGTGATTGGTATTGTTAAGGGTGCTATGGCTGAATATGGACTTAAGAATCCATATACTCAAGCAGCGCTGCTCGCAAACATTGAAAAAGAATCTGGATTCAAACCAAAATCTGAAAATCTAAACTATACATCTATTGAAAGAATCAGAACAGTATTCACTCGACTTAAAAAGTATTCTGACGAAGAATTACAAGCAAAGGCAGTAAAAAACCCAGAGGGAATGGCTGAACTTGTTTATGGAATGAATGATAGAATTGGTCAAAGCATGGGAAACAATGAGCCTGGAGATGGATGGAAGTATCGCGGTCGTGGATTCATTCAAATTACTGGCAAGAACAATTACGCCAGATATGGAAAAATGATTGGTGTAGATCTGATCGGCAATCCTGATCAAGCAAACGATCCATCAATTGCTGCTAAACTTGCTGCAGCATTCGTTATGACTGGTTTAAAAGGCAAACAAGATTTTCCAGATCAAAAATCAGCCAATCGTGCAGTCACTCAAACAATTGGTGGTGCTGGATTAGGTCTTGATAAAGGTTATGGTGCTGAGATTCTCGCCAAAGTTGACAAGTATTCAACAAAATATACACCTGCAGGTGGCACAGGTCAGCCATCACAAGGCGGTCCAATGTATGCTGCAGCAGGTGGTGTTGCCTCTGGTCCAAAGTCTGGTTATCCAGCAACGCTTCATGGCACTGAAGCCATCGTTCCACTTGATGGTCAGTCATATCAGTCCAAGCAAGCAGTTACAGCAGTGAGTAAGGCAGTTTCTGGTGATCAACTATCACAACAAAGTGCAGATAATTCAGCAGCATCCAGTGCTCCAAGTGTTGTACCAGTACCAGTGCCATCTGGTGGTGGTCAAAAATCAGGATCGCAACCACCACAACCAAATAATGGTGGTGTTGTAAAAGCACAGCCTAGATTCGCTGATGACACTTTCAATAGAATCATATCAAACGATTTCGAACATCCAACATCGTTTACGTCAGTTTCTTTGGCATAAAAAAAGGGGGACAAAGTCCCCCTGAAAACATCTACGGTTTTCTAATCAAAATTACTCAGCAGCAAGTTTCTCGAAGAATGCCATATCGTCATCATCGACGCTAACATCTTCAGCAGTTACTTTCTTTGCAGGAGCCGAACGGACTACAGGGGCTGGTGCCTCTTCATCCTCGATCTTCTTTGCAGCGGCAGCAGTTGCTCCACCAGCACCAAGAACCTTATCCAACTTCGCCTTGAGTTCATCATAAGACTTGAAGTTTTCTGGCTTCAGGAATTCCTTGAGTGAGTATGCAGACTTCCAGACCTTTTCGATCTTATCGTCGTCGCCACTGAGCAATGCAGCAGGAGCCTCAAACTCCGACTTATCATAGTTGCGATAGCCTTCGACGTTACGAATCTTGATCTTGAAGTTTGCACCCTTCCAGAAGTCAAACGGATTCATTGGAGTCTCATCAGCAAACTGAGGCTCAAGTTGCTCCTTGATCTTGTCGAAAATCTTCTTTCCGAACTTGAACAAGAACACTTTGCCTTCATTTTGCGGACGCTTGGCGTCAGAGACCACAAGAACGTTTGCAACATAGGTCAACTTGCGCTTCTGCTTACGAGCAATTTCTTTGTTTGCTTCGATACCTGAGTTCCACAGAACAGTGTTGTACTCAGAAACAGGATCGGTCTTGCCAAGAGTTGTGAGAGAATTCTCAATGTACCAACCACCTGGACCCTGGAAACCGTGTGACCAAATCTGAACCCACGGAAGACCATCCTCACCGTCAACGGCTGGCGTATCGAGAAAGCGGATAACTGCGTATCCGTTGCCAGCAGCGTCAACTTCTGGTTGCCAAAAACGCTCATCAACGTTCTTGCCACCACCGTTACCAGCAGAGGATTGCTCAACTGCCTTCTTCAACTTATCAAGAGAAGAACTCTTGTTCTTTAGATTTGCTAGACTCATTTGTATTCTCCGTATAGCGTAGTATTAATGTATATCGACTTGTCCACTTTTTTCATCATCACAACAACATTATATAGCATTTTCGTCAGCAAGTAAAGTTTCTTTTGTCAATTGCTTATACTTGTCAACGTTCACCGCAAGAAAAGCACCATACTTGCGCACTTTTCTTGACACTTTGGGATAGATGATATCATCTGAAATCTTCTTGTCCCAAATTTGTATAAAGTTGAAGATGTTATTAAGAATCACAAGAGTCTCAATCGTTACATCTTTTTGGAGAAATGCCACTAACAGTTTTGGAAACTGCCCATCTTCAACTTTAAATAAATTGTTAAACTCTTTTGGATCTGGGCATATCTTTTGCAGATCTTCCAGATATACTTTGGTCATGGAATCCGTGGTTCGTTTCCAATCCCGATAAGTTTCTTCAGCCTGGTCTTCAAGCAATGACTTGGTCCAGTTATCATCACTGTGTACAAAATTAGCAACCAGAAATGGAACCATCTCATCGTCGCGATACTTGCGCGCAAGACGATGGAATAGAAACTTGTCACGACGTTTTTGAAATGCATCTATCGATACTCGAGTCTTGCCATCATAATGGAAGAAGTTATAATTCTCTGAGGTGAAGTGTAACTTGATGGCTTGATAAGTGCAATACAAATCGTAACCGTTCAAACTTTTCCTCGCTTAAACTGTTCTAGTAGAGCGCGCATCTTTGCTTGTGTCTCATCATCAATCTCGGTCGCATCTTCTGCTTTATTCTTTTCTGCTTCGTTCACTGCCGTCACCAAGTCACTTGCACTTTGCGTTCCTGTAAAGAATGCAGGAAGCAATAACCACCAAAG